AAGTTCCGCGTGGCCTCGACCCCGCGGTTCCTGGACCGGCAGAGCGGTGAGTGGAAGGACGGCGAAGCCCTCTTCCTCACCTGCAACGTCTGGCGGCAGATGGCGGAGAACGTCGCCGAATCCCTCACCAAGGGGATGCGGGTGCTCATCCAGGGCCGGCTGCGGCAGCGGTCCTACGAGACCCAGCAGGGCGAGAAGCGCACGGTCTACGAGATCGAGGTCGACGAAGTCGGCCCCTCGCTGCGCAGCGCGACCGCGAAGGTGACGAAGGCGCAGCGGTCCGGTGGCCAGCAGGGCGGCTACCAGCAGGCTCAGCGCAGCCCCTCCGGCGATGACGCGTGGGCGAGCGACCAGCCCCCGTTCTGATCCATCTGGTGGTCCGCCCCGGGGTAAGCGGGGCGGACCACCTCAACCTTAGGAGAGCTGATGCTTGAGGTGAGGGTGGAGCCCACCCGCTACACCGTGTCCTGCCTACCCGAGGACTTCGAAGGCCGTGATTCGTGGGACCTCACTGTCGAGTTGCGAAGCCCCGGCCAGTGGGCGGTGTGCTGGCGCGGCGAGTGCCTTTCGAAGTCGGGTCGGTGGAGTCGCGAGCGGCAGCCGTCGGCGCGCACTGACCACTGGAAGCGCGTGTACCGCCATGATCTGGACACTGCGCTTGCCCTCGCCCGGAAGTACGCGCCCCGGGTCACCATCAACGGTTACACCCCGGCCGCTGCGCTGGCGCTCGAAGAAGCAGAAGCGGACCAGGAGGTATTCCGTGGTTGAGCGCTGGGACCTCGACAAGCCCCACCGCTGCCCCCGCTGCTGGGCATGCGCGGTCGTCGGCCGACCCAGGTTCCGGTCGCTGCGGGTGTACACCTGCTGCCGCTGCGGTACCCGGTTCGCCCGCTGGCCCCGGCTGGCCCGGGTGCTGATCTGGTCGCCGCTGCTGTGCGGTGAGCACACCGAGGTGGAGACCCCGATGGGGCACCGTCACGCAGCGATCCGGGACATGCTCGCTGGGCGGGTCACCGTCTCAGAACTCGCCGCAGCACAGGGCATCAGGGCGCCGCAGGACGTTGCGGACCTGCAAACGAAGGACCCGCTCACACCCGCCGAGACGGCGGCGTTCTTCACCGAGATTCGACGGGAGCCTGACCATGGACCTACGTGACCGGATCGCGGCGGCGCTGGCCGAGCACTACACCAGCACCCACCGCTACGTCCCCGACCCCCAACGGCCGGGCCGGTCGATCGCGGTCGAGGCCGACATCGAGTACCGCGTCCAGCAGGACGTGATGAAGGTCTACGACGACCCCGACGGCGGCCGGAGCATCGCCGCGCCTACCTGCCTGGAGGTCGCCGACGTTGTGATGGGGGTCCTGGGGGATTTCACGGAGGAGCACAGGGCTCTCCGTGGGCGTGCCGTGGGCTCGGTCGCCGCCCTGTGGGCTCGTATCCGTGAACTGGAGGCCCAGGTGCGGGCCCGTGACGAGCACATTGCCGCGAAGAGCCTGGAACTGTCGTCGTCGGTGTGGGTGTCCCCGGACCGGCTCGCCGGCCAGCCGTGTGTGGGCGGTACCCGAGTCCCGACCGGGACCGTGTCGGGGCTCGTCCCGGATGTGGGGGAGGAGGGTGTCGCGGAGTTCTACCCGTCGGTGACCCCGGCGGGTGCTCGCGCCGCCGTTTGGTTCGAGGAGACCTTCACCGCTCGGGTGGTGATGCCCGATCCGGACCGTGAGCCGATCCCGATCGCGGAGATCGCTGGGATTGCGTCGTGGTGGACCGATGGTGAGGACCCCACCGAGTGGGTGCGCAAGCAGCGCACCCGAGGCGCCGAGGGAGGCTCAGATGTGTGACCAGGCTCGTTGTCCGGACTGTTTCAAGGTCATCAAGCTCAAGAACAGTGAGATCGGACGTCATGGCCCACGCCCACGGGGCTGCCCAGGGACCGGGTTTCAGGTTTCGGCATGGACTGTTGTGCTCGTTAACGACGTCCCGACCTACATTGATCCGCTTCCGTGGGAGAGGTCCCTGTTGGATATGGCTCGTCAGCTCGGCAGTACCGGTCCGATCCACGACTTGTCAGATCTGCGTGATCGCCACAACCAGGTTGCCGGGTGGTGACGATGACTCCGCAGCGTGTGCAGCGCAAGCGCGTCAAGGGGTGGCGGCTGCCAGCAGGCGCGGTGATCGTGGACCGCACCTCGAAGTGGGGCAACCCCTTCACCGTCGCCGACGCCATCAAGGCCGGCCACACCGACCCGCAGCGTGCCTGCGTCAGCAACTTCGAGGCATGGATCGACGGCGACCCCACCTACCCGGACACCTACACAGTCGGCGCGCGGGTCTTCGATCGGCGATGGATGCGCGCCCATCTCCATGAGTTGCGAGGCAAGGACCTCTGCTGCCCCTGCGGTATCGGGGAGCCTTGCCATGGTGATTCTCTTATCCGGCGCGTTACCTTGCTGATCGCCGCCGGGGGTGCGTCTTGATCGCCATCAGCGCGGCGTTGCTGGGCGCGGTGGTGGTCGGCTACCTCGCCGGCCGCCACCGGCCCGTGCACCGCGCCCGGGAGTGGGTGCGCTTACTGCTTGCCCTGGGGCCGCGTGACGGCCGGTGGACGCACCTGCGCGTGCTGGCGGCGTTCGCGGTCCTGCCCGAGGTGGCGTGGCTGGCGTGGCGGATCCATCGGCGACGGCATCCGACAGGGCGCCGGGTCTCCGCCGAGCCGATTCAGGTCGTGTCGCCGAGGCGACCGGCACCGAAACTCAACCCCGAATGGGTGGAGAAGACCAAGGAGACCGACGATGCCTAACCCCCGCACCACAACCACGATCAGTGTCTACGCCGAAGCCGATGTCGAGCCGAACCGGATGAACCTCATCGGCACTTTCACCCTGAACCTCATCGATAATCCTGACGAGTTCGAGCAGCGGTTCCAGGACGGTCTACGAAGTGTGGTCGAGGGGTATGCGGAGCGATCCAATGGCTGACCAGGACACGGAGCCGTACACCGCGCTCACCTACGCCGATCTGCTGGCCGACCGCGACCACTGGCGGGACCGCGCCCAGACCGCAGAAAAGCGGGTCGCCGACATCTGGCGCGGCATCCAGAGCGAGATCGATGACCTCGACTACGACGGGCGGATGCGGCGCATTCAGGACGACCCCGACGCACAAGGCGACCCCGGGATCGCGGGCAATGCCTATTGGCGGGCGTACTGCAGGCTGAGCGCTTTCCGGATCGCCATGCAGTACATCACCGGGAAGGACGACTGACATGGGCCAGCGGCTCACCGAAGAACAGCGGGACGACCTCATCGACCAGCTCCCCGACGGCATGACCCTCTGGGGGGACGACAGCGAGATCGCCGCTGACTGGTTCACACCCTACGACTACGAGAAGTGGCTGGAAATCCTGGGGCATCCCCGTGCACATCCGGGCTGCTGCAAGACCTGCGGCTGCGCTACCACCTGCGTCCTCGGCACGTTCTATGACGCGGTGGTGTCGTCGGTGGTTCGGGAGTTGGACAAGCTCGGAGCGATCCAGGTGCCGACCGGGAAGGACGACTGAACGAACAACCCAACCCTTCGGGACGCACAACGGCATTGAGGAGCGGCGGCCACACCGGTCGCTGCTCCTTCGCATGTCAGGCGAACAAATTGACGCCACGGACGCAAGACCACTTTGCCGCCACATCATCACCTAGGAGGCTCCACATGTCCCACGTCCACGTGCACCGTCCCATCACCGGCCGCATCCACCTCGACATGCCCTATCACCCAAGGAACCGGGACTGGCTCAAGTCCGTCCTCGGAGCCCACAGCCGACCCGCATGGAACAGGCCAGCGCGTCGGTGGGAGATCGCCCGCCCACACCTCCGCACCCTCGTCGAAGCCCTCGCCCACAAGTTCGGGTCTGTCGACGTCATCGTCGATGTCCGAGCCACCCGCCACTGCGACACCCGCTGCCAGGAAGCGACCGGCGATGAATGCACCTGCCGGTGCCTGGGCGACAACCACGGCGGGGCGGCCTACCGAAAGGCGTGGCTGCTGGTCGGAGACACCACACTGGTCGCGGCCGATGGAAGTGTGCGCCGGCGTTTCCGCGTCGAATCCACCTGACCCGCTGACCGCTGTCACAGGGAGCCTGTAGAACCGGGGGAGGACCCCGTCTTCCCCCGGGAGGCCCTGTGTGTGACCCGCATGCCGAAGAAATCGGCGCGCGCATCTCAGAACTCCTAGACGAGGGCTGGGACCTCAACCTCGAAACCCTCAACGGGCGCCTGACCGTCCACCTCAGGCAGCACCCGCACACGTACACCGTCACCACCGGGCGCCATGACACCCTTCTCACGCAGCTCCGGAACCTTCGTGCATGGGTGAGTGAGCACGAGCGCCAACGCCTCCAGGAGGCGAAAGAGGCGTACCTGAAGGTTCTTGAACGATGGGGCCCGTTCTGATGGCCGCCATCGACAGCCTGATCACCACCGTCTTGATTCCCGCCGCTGTCGCGGTCTGCACCACACTTCTAGTGGAGTACTTCGCGAAGCCCTGGTTGGAGGCACGCAAGGAGCGCATCTTGGAGGCGCACCGCGCCCGGCGGGAAGCCGCCGCCGTAGGCCGCCGCATCTACTTCGACCTCGGCAGGTTGGAGGACCCTGTCCCCGAGGACATGCCAGAGCCGAACCGGACCACGCTCGTAAACGAGGTCAAAGCCAAACGCGAATCGATCCTGGCTGACAGCCGAGAACTCGAACGCATGCTGCCCCGCATCGGCGGCGTCAACGCGCTCACGCTGCTCATCGCGGCGAGAGTGATCGGGACAGTGCAAGGCACAGCGCTTTCCGATGCCTCAGACGCAAAGGTCGCCGAAGTGCGGGGGGCGGTGGGACCCCTGTTCGACTTGCTGGAGTTGGGGTGGTGGCGCCCAGGGTGGTGGCGCGCGTATTTCCGAGTGTGTGAAGCGCTGGGCATCGAGCCGCGGCTTGGTGCGCGCTTGGTCGAATTCCAGCAGGCGTCGAAGCCGCCAAAGCGGTAACGCGGCAACTAGGCGATGCGTTCGACAGCCCAGGGTCCCCTGTGGGGTTCGCCAGCCGTTGGTGCACCTCGGACTGACCGCTTGCGCGCCCCAAGCCGACCTCCAGGGTAGCCTTCGGGGCCACACTTCGAGTAAGGCTGCATGTAGCAACGTCTGCCCAGGTAGAAGACCTGGGCCAGTGAATCACTGGCCCAGATCTACAGACCGACGTTGCGCATGGCATTCTCCCGCCACCGGTCCACCGCCCGGATGTACCCCAACACCACAGGAGACTTCGGGTCCCACCTACCGTGTCGCGCGATCACCGACACCGGGACACCCGCCGCGTAGGCCACCGTGGCGCCACCCGCCCGCAGGCTGTGCGCGGTGTACCGGTCGGCCGACGGCACACCCGCCGCGACAGCGAGGCGCCGCACGGTCCGATTCACCGCCTCACCACCAAGACCGTCACCGATCCGCCCATGCCGGTCCACACTCCGCAGCAACCGCCCCGACGTGATGCCGGCCGCGGCGAGCAGGTTGATCCAGTCCCGCCACGCCTGCACGGGGTCAGTGAGCGGGTGGCTGCCGCGGGGGATGGCGGCGGTCTCGCCCTTGGAGTCCTTGTCCGTCTTCGACGTGCGGATGTGGACATCGAGCCCTTCCGCGGCGAGCGTCACGTCATCGAAGGTGAGCGCGACCAGCTCCGAGCGGCGCCCCATGAGGGCGAGGCCGAGGACGAGTAGGAGCCGGTCGCGGACGCCGATGGTGGTGGTCTGGTCGCAGGCGCCGACCATGGCGCGGAGGGCGTCGATGGTGACGGGCGCGGACTGCTTCTGGTTGCGTTGGCCGTTCTCGGCGCGGGTCCGGCGGTAGCCGCGCAGGACCCTCAATGCGGGTGCGCTGTCGGGGTGGCCTTTGAGTCCGGCGGTGGTGTGGGCGCTGCGGATGGTGGCGATGGCCTGTTCGATGGTGGCAGGGGAGCGGTTGAGGTCGCACAGGTGGCTGGTGTACTCGGCGAGGGTCTGCGCGGTGGCGGGTAGGTCGACGCGTCCCTGCTCGGCGCACCACTTCCCGAAGGCTTCCCACTGGCGGCTGTACGCCTTGCGGGTGTTGTCGCGGACGCCGTCGAAGAGGCGGGCGCGGGTGGACTCGGAGACGACGAAGTCGACTTCGGTGTGCTCGGGGAGCGCGGGGGGTTCGGTCGGGCTGGGTTCGAGGGCGGCTTCGTCGTTCACTGGTCCTCCCACCAGCCACGCCGCTGCCACGCCGCGTCGAGCCGTTCCTGGTCGTCCATCACGCACCCGTGGATGCCGCCCGCACGGAGGGCTTCGAACCGGCCGGCCACCCACACCTGGTCGGGTGCGTGCAAGGCAAGGTCTGCCCACGCTTCGGGGCCCAGACGCATCGGGTCGCGGCGGTCGCCGCAGTCGCACGGGCAGTCGGGGATGGGGTCGCGGAGGATGTCGACGCCGTGGCATCGGTGGTGCCAGTGGCGGGCGCACGCTTCGCAGGCGTCTCGGGGGATGACGAACTTCGTCACCCAGGCGGGGGCCGAGCGGGTGACCGATACGGGTTCGGGGGCCGGTCGTATGGCGGGGGCGCGCTTCGGCCGGGGATTCGCGCTCCGGTGGATGCGGCGTCGGGCCGACAGTTCGTCTTCGGTCATGATCGAACCCCCCGATTCTGGAGTGACATAAGTCAGCTTATCCGACTCCAGGCTTGGTGGGTGACCATAGACGGTCAATAGACAAAACCGCCTCGCCTTGAAGACCGGTGCGGCGTAGCCTGCGAGATCCACAAACGGAGAGACGGAGAGGACGCCCATGCCGAAGCCCGCAACGACCTCCTACGCCGAGGCACTGCTCGCCGAACTAACCACGATTGAGGCGACATACCAGGACATCATCGAAGCTCAAAATTCTCAACATCGATCCCAACCGCGGTCAAGACTTCGCCTTGGTCATCGGCTTCCCGGAGTGGGGTTGGGCGCCAAGCGACGACAAGCTAGAAGCCGACCGGATGAGGCTTCTCGCCCGAGTCCGAGACTGGGAAACCCGGTTCCGACTGCTGTTCCCGCTTGCGACGCCGGCGGTGAGCAAGCGCCTTGACGAACGACTGGACCGCCTGAACAGATGGCTCTTCCGGGAAGGCGGGGACATGAGCATCCCTCCGACCATCGTCGCAGCGGCCTCAGAGATTCGGAAGGACATGGAGGATCTCCGTAGTCTGGTGGGCCTTCTCCCCGACGACGAGTACAGCGTTCGGCTCCTCGTCGACACCAACACCCTGATCGACAAGCCGGACGTGGGCGTCTACACGGGCGAGATCGGCAAGAAGTACATGGTTCACTTCCTGCCTGTGGTGCTGCGTGAGATCGACGACCTCAAGCGTGGTGGCAGGAACCAGGATCTTCGCGATGCGGCCCGGAAGGCTGACCGCTATCTGAAGGGTCTACGAACCAACGGAGACATTCGGGCCGGGGTGAGGGTCGCTGGCGACGTGTATGCGCTGTTCGAGCACATCGAGCCGAAGAGTGATCTGCTGCCGACGTGGCTGGACCTCACGGTGCCAGATGACCGGTTCGTGGCGTCGAGCCTGCTCTTGCAGTCTGGCCACCCGGGGTCGACTGTGTATGTGGCGACGAGCGACATCAATTTGCAGACCAAGTTGGCCGCAGTCGGTCTGCCGTTCGTCGAGCCGTAGGCACATGACGAAGGGCACCCGATCGGGGTGTCCTTCTGTCTGCGAGTGATCCCATATGGCCATCCTCGATTTCGCAAAGTCAACCGACACTGAGCACAGTGGCGTTACGGTGCTCGCCATGAGCCCTGAAGTAGGCCCGCCTGTGCGTCGCACTCGCGAGGAGGTCGTCGCCGCTTTAGCGGCGACCTTGCGAGCAGGTCGTATCCGACGCGACTCGCTGCCACCTGAAGAAGCGGCCCGTGAGGCATGGAGGCCGGGTGGTCCGTCGATTGAGGAGATCACGGCGGTAATCATTCGGCATCGCGAGGAAGCGCGCGCTGAACTTAACCGAGACGGCCAAGACGGTTGACTGTTGGGGCTGGGTTCTCCGCCCCGGGCCGGCTGCGGGGGACCGGCCCGAGACGCAACCTCAGCGAGGACGTGTGGGCGTCAAGGGCGGATCGGGGTGATTCCCATCGCCAACTCGGCGCAGTACAGGGCGTACTTCTTGGTGTAGTCAACATGGCCCGCAGCCATCGACTCCAGCCGCATTACATCCCGGACACTCGCCAGCGGTAGCCCGCGCTCGGTGCGCTCGTTGTTGAGCAGTCGCAGCATGGTCTCCGCTTCGAACCACACCCACCCTGGCTCGGTGCGGCCGTGGCGAGTTTCGAGATCAGGTCGTTCATCGCGGCGCGTCGCGACTTCTGTAAGGGAGCCCTCGAATCCATTGAGAAGGTCCATGAGACGCTGCTGTTGTATACCGGTGATTGTCATCAACTTCTCCTATTCGGTCCTGGTGCGTGCCTGTGAGTAGGCGCCGTGCGGGTATGGCACGGACCTTGAAGTTGTGCGGGACCCGGCCCGAGACGCAACCTCAGCCCTTTCGGGAAAGCACCTCGAAGCCGAGCAGAGCGGTCCGCCAAGGGCGAACCTCGTATCGCTCCCGGAGCACCGCCTCCAGCCGTTCCCGCTTGAACTCGGGGACGCGAGGGCCTACGCGCACCACCACCACGTCGCCGCCCTGCTCAACGCGGAAGTGGTAGAGGAGGTCGCGGTCGTTCTGGGGGCGCCTGAACCCGTTCTCCCGCAGGTATCGGCTGACGGCGGCGGCGGTCGGCTTGCGGGACATGGCGGGTCTCCTGTTCATGTGTCCTGGATGAGGCTGTAGCCGCTGCGGCGAGGCTTCCCATCCGTGTGCAGCTGGGAGAGCGCGACCATGCGGGTGCGCTTCGCTCCGTTGACGTTCTCCACCTCGGCGGACGGCCCACGGGCCGATCCCGGGTACACGGCGAGCACGCGGATCTGGGGTCCGCCGCCCGGGTGGCTGGACTTGTAGGTCTGGCCGGGCTCAATGGTCATCGGTCCTGCCCCTCCCGATCTGCCTTCTCGGCGAGGCGCACCAACATGGCAGCTTCGCCGCCGCCGCAAGGAACCCAGCCGCCCCGGGGGCCGTAGGCGAGAGGGGTGCCCGCTCCCGGCTCGGGATACAGGATCGAACCGAGGAAGCCACCGTCGGACGGTTCGTCGCCCCGGTACAGGAAGGTGCGAAGATTGCCGTGCGGGTCCAGTCCGGTGGCGATGATGCACCCGTCTGGGGTGTTGGAGTCGCGGCCGGACCAGCGGATGTCGATGTCGACGAGTCGGAACATCATTCCTCCACAACCTCCGGCGAGGTCCCGGGCACGTAGGCGTCAGCCCGTCGTCGGAGTTCGGCTGCGCGCTCCAGCATGAGCCGCTCGTGTTCTGTTCGCGGACCAGCTGCAAGAGGGGGCACCCGATCCTCCAGCTCCGTGGCCGCTGCCAGCAGAAGTTCCCGTTCCTGGCTGCTCACAAGGTCACCTCCACATAGTCGTCGGCCTCCACCTCGACACTGATATTGGTCGGGACAGTCAGGTAGACGTGGTACGTCGCCATCTCTACTCCTTGATCGGTGCCTGGTGTTCCGCCCCGCCCCGGGGAGCCCCGAGACGAGACGCAGCATCAGGCCACGTCGAACAACGGCAACTGGGCATGGTGCACCTCGTGGACCTTCCCTGGAGTCGCCTCTCCTGGCACTGACCAGTCGATGACCGAAGGCGGGGCGAGCGGCCACGGCGCGGGCGCCTCGGCGGCGCACCACGCCTCATACACCGCCGCGTACTCCGACGACGCCAGCTGGGCGCGCAGCGCGGTATCCATGCGGGCGATCAGCGTGGCGTTGTCGGTGGCGAACCCCCATACATGGGAGAGCCCGCAGAAATTGCCGTGGTACCGGACCTGCTGGTCTGCGACGAACCGCAGGGTCCCGTAGTGCACGAACCGCGGCTCGATGGTCAGATCCGTAGGGGCGACCTGCTCCATCCACGACGGCGCGGAGGACGGTAGGCGCCGGTCTAAGAGAACGAGCAGGTCGTCAAGATCGCCCCACCCGATCCAGTGGATCGTGGTTCCCACGGTTTCACGCCTCCCGCAACTCGGCGACCGCCACCACGTCCCGGAAGCCGTTGTAGGCGTGGATCTCGGCGTACTGACCGTCATCCAGCACCTCGATCACTCGCGCGTCGAAGTAGATGCCCTGGCGGTTGTTGTGCGGCGTCCAGATGACCTGCTGGCCGGGCTTGATGTCGATCATGTTCGTCTCCTTGCGTCGGTATGGTGTTCCGTTCCGGTCCGGTCTCGCACCGGGCCGGAACGCAGCATCAGGCCGACCCGCGGACGGTGCGCTCAGTGCGGAGAAGCGCCTGCGCCACCTTGTTGTTGCCGATCTCGTGCGCTGCCATGTCTTCGGTGACCTTGATCATCAGCGGTTCTCCTGTTCGGGATGCGGGGTTCTGGTGTTCCGTCCTGGGCCGGTACGAGACCGGCACAGGCGCAACATCAGGACCTAGGGCTGCTCACCGCGCGCAATCCGCGCACCGGCCAGCATCGTCTCCCGGATCGCGAAGTTCTCCACCCGGCTCCGCTTCACATGAGCCTCGATCTCCTGGGCCACCTGCTCACGAACGCGCTGCTCGAAGTCGCCCAGCACCTCCATGACCCTGTCGGCGTCCCGCAACGCACCCTCGGGCAGATCGCCCGACCGGTCACGCGTCGGGGGCAGCGCCTCAGCGATCCGCTTCCGCAAGTCCTTGTCCATATCTCGGTGTCTCCTCTGGCTAGGCCGCGAGCGGCTGGCTGATCATGCTGGTGGGTTCCTGTCCTAGATAGGGTGGGGACAGGAACCCCGCCGAATAGCCCTCGGCGGGGTTCCGCTGTGGGCTCAGTCAAGCGGAAGGCGCATGTCCCAAGCGCGACCCGGAAGCCTGCGGAGCCAGACGGACAGCTGCTGCGCGGCCGCGTCGGAATCAACGTCGCGCAACACTTTTTCCTCCTCGATCGTTTCGGCCCAGAATTCGATCAGGTCGCCTGCCTTGGCAAGCAGCGCTTGCGCCAAGGCGGCCTTCTGTTCGCGGGTGAGGTTCTGCATTTCGTGGCTCCTGGTCCGTGCTGGTGGGGTTCCGTTGTGTGTCAGATGTAGGTGATGCTGTCGGCCAGGTTCATGCGGCGATGGTTTGAGCGGTGACGCTCGGAACGGCGATCGGGGGGCGGACCAGAGTCAGGACTGGACGCGCCCCAGCGGAGGCGACGATCCGCACCGCCGCGATGTGCCAACAACGAACACCGCGCAGACCCGCCGGGCACGAGCAGTGCTCCACAGTCGCGAGGTGGACGTGCGCCCCGTCCGAGGACACGACCTGGTGGACACGGCCCCGCAGAAGCAGCACCGCGCCATCTGCGACCGCCTCACGAGCACTGTCGACCTGGCTGGACTTGAAGCCGTCCAGATCGGCCACCACAGCGGCCCGGCGGATCAGCGAAGCGCACCCCTTGCCGTAGCCCCGGGCGATGCTGGCGGCGCTGGTCAGCGGCCGGCCACAGCGAAGGCACCGGGGGGTGCTTGCCGGGGTGGTTGTCATCGGGGGTCCTCTCGCGGGTTCGGTTCACCAGCCGGTACAACTTGCTGGTGCATATGCACCACTGTAGCATGGTGCATATGCACCGCAACCCTGCGAGCCAAGAAAATGCATATGCACCGCGTACCATGAAGCGTGTGCCCAACAAGCCCAAGACACCCAACCGAGTGATCCGTGTGGACGACGACCTGTGGGAGGACTACGGCCGCGCCTGCGACGACGACGGCGTCATCCGGTCAGACGACCTCCGCGCACACATGCGCCGGAAGGTCCGAGCATGGAAGCGTAAGAACGAGCAGCGGACAGGGCAGGAGTCCAGCGATGGGGCGTGAAGTGCGGCGCGTGCCGCTCGACTTCGACTGGCCGCTCGGCAAGGTATGGGAAGGCTTCCTTCTGCCCGAGCGTCTGCGCGAGGAGCCCTGCCCTGACTGCGAGTCCGGGTACTCTCCGCACGCCGAGCACCTGTTCAACCTCTGGTGGGGCCACCTCCCGTTCACCCCGGAGAGCAACGGGTCCACATCCCTGCGATCCGACACCCCAGCAGTACGAGCGGTCGCCGAACGCAACGTCGCCCACGCACCGGCCTACTACGGCGCTGGCGAGGACGCCATCGCCCGTGAGGCCCAACGGCTGGCGAACCTATGGAATGGCATGTGGTGCTACCACCTGAACCAGGACGACGTCGACGCGCTGGTCGCCGCCGACCGACTGTGGGACCTCACCCGAACCTGCCGCCCAGGTGAGGGCTGGAAGAAGACCGACCCTCCGGTGGTACCGACCGCCGAGCAGGTCAACGAATGGTCCCTGCGCGGCTTCGGTCACGACGCCATCAACTCGGGTGTCGTGATCAGCGCCCGTTGCGAGCGTGAGGGCGTCGACGCCACCTGCGCCACATGTAAGGGGCACGCGACGATCCAGTCCTACCCCGGGCAGCGCGCCGACGCTGAGGCGTGGGAACCTACCGAGCCGCCAAAGGGGGCAGGCTGGCAGCTCTGGGAGACCGTGTCCGAAGGGTCCCCGGTCAGCCCCGTCGCCGCTTCGGCTGATGCGCTCGCCGAGTGGATGTCGAATCCGGAGCGCGGCCGGGACTGGGTGCCTGCCGAAACCGCCCGCCAGTTCGTAGAACGAGGCTGGGCGCCGTCCGGGGTGTTCTCGGCGCAGACCGGGCTCGTCTCCGGCGTCGAATACGTCGGATGGGCCGAGAGCGAGCGACGTGACCGATCCTGATCAACACGTACCAGGGTCCTGTTGGCCAGGGCGTGTCCATTCAACCAAGGAGAGAAGCAGCATGTCTGACAACGAACAGATCAAGACGACGGCTCAGCAGCGTGCCTATGAAGAATCGCTCACCTGCCCTGAGTGTTCGACGTCGAGCCCTCGCGTCGAATGGGTGTCTGTCGATGCGTTCAGGGTCGGCCGCTCCTACGTCCCCGGGTTCGCTAACTGCACCAACCCTGATTGTGGGTACCGGTGGCCCGGCCGGAAGAGTTGATCACTGCCGAGTCGTAACAGAATGAATATGCCCCACCTCGCATAGTGCGAGGTGGGGATTTTTTTGAATCCACTGTCCGTAACTCCCGGTTTCCGCGATTCCGCGACATACCCTGCGATCGAACACACGTTCACACCCGCCCCACCAGGGCGAACGCAGGGGGAACCCGTGACCCAACCACCAGAACAGCGGCCCGACCTCCTGGCCGGCGCCGACGAACTCCCAGACGAACCCAACCCGGACGACGTCGACGAGTTCGACCCCGACCCCATCGACGCAGAGCGGTGGCGCGAGGTCACCGAGGGCGAACTCGACCCCGACGACGACTACGTCGAGGGGGTGGACCGGCGATGAGGCTCGAACGCCGCTCTTCCTTCGGTTGGGGGCCGTCCGGCGGCGGCTACGCCAACCCCCGCAACGGACTCGTAGTCCACTACGACGGCTCGAACCAGGGGCTCGCGGGGCGCAGCCACAGCGCGTGCCGCGCGTACTGGATCAACACTCGGAAGTTTCACGTCAACACCCGCGACTGGTCTGACATCGGGTATTCGTGGGGAGTCTGCCCGCACAACTACGTGCTCGAAGGGCGGGGGCTGAACCGGGCGCAGGCCGCACAGCCCGGCGGCAACACCACCTGGTACAGCGTCACGTTCATGTGCGGCCCCAACGAGCGCCCCACCGATGGCCAGATCACCGCGTTCCGGCAGCTGCGTGCCTACCTGATGGGCCGCGGCGTGGCTGGAGCGGTCTCCTACCACGGCCGGTTCATCCCCACCTCGTGCCCCGGAGCGATCCTCCGCGGCATGGTGACCAGCGGCGACCTCATCAACGGGTCGGCCGGCGGCTCCACTCCCGCGCGCCCGCGTCCCCTCGGCCGGCAGCACGCCTCCGGCACCCTCGTCGGCGGCCCCGCGAACGCCGCGGTCGTGCCCTACGGCAGCCCGGTCCTGAAGCGTGGCGCGGTGGCGGCGAACGTCGCCGCCGCCCAGGACGCCATCGTCCGCGCCTACGGCGCCGAGTCCGCTGACTGCCGCATCGAGGTCGACGGACACTTCGGCACAGCCACCGAACGGGCCGTCACCTACGCCAACCGCAAGCTCAAGACCAAGCATGGCGGGGTGTGGAACCGCGGCACCCACCAGGGGCTCCGGGCAGTCCTCGGTGGACCGATGGTCGCGTGGCACGTCGACGAGGACGTTCCGGTGCCCAGTCTCGTCAAGGGCGATACCGGCGAGCGGGTGCGGAACCTCCAGCGGCTGCTGATGCGCGCCGGGTACGACCTGCCTCGCTACGGCGCCGACGGCGACTTCGGGGAGGAGACCCGCGCGGCGGTCCTCGCCCTGAACCGGGCCTCCGGCACGACCCATGGCGGTGTGTACGGGCTCGGCACCGCCTACGCGTTGCTGCTCGCCCTGAGGTAGGCCGCGATGGAACCCGAACCAACCTGCCCTCACTGTTCCCGGCCGACCCGTTTATGCAGGTGCTGGTCATGATCCGGGCCCGTGGTCGTCACCACTCTGATCATCTCTACGACGAGGAGAACCCCATGAACGTCAAGCCGATCTTCGGTCGCTACCCCGTGTTCTGGGTCGAGTTCGTCGGCGCGCTGCTCGCCGTCGTCACCGTCTACGGCCTCGACATCTCCGGCAACCAGAATGAGGCGATCCTCGCCGCTGTGTCCGCGATCCTCACCGCTGTCGCGTCGGTCGGTGTGGCCCGGGACCGGTTCCTTGTGCTGCTTTCGGCGGCGTTCAAGGCGCTGTTCGCGGTGGCGATCGCGTTCGGTGTGGATCTGTCGGCGGAGCAGGTCGCGAACACGCTGGTGTTCCTGAACGCGGTGTTGGCGCTGTTCTTGCCGCCGCAGGTGACGGCGAAGTACGGCCCTGACGGTGAGCGTCGGCCGACCGCGCATCTGACCACGTCCACGCCGTCGTCGACGCACGGCTGACCCCTTGGGTGGTGTGCCCGCACCACACCACCCACCCCCGGAACCGCACCGCCGCACAGGAGGCATGAGACATGTGCAAGTCGCCCACCGATTCCGAGCGGGAGCAGGCGCGTCACATCCGCGCGCTGCTCGAAGCAAGCACGCCCGTCGAACTCGCGGCGCGCCTCATCCAGGCCGAGGCGCGGTTGGACCGCATGAAGCGGGCACAACGCGATGAGGGAGAGCAGCAGAAGAGCACAGCGACCGAGTACCTGAAGTCCCGAATCCGGGACCTGGAGGCCAAGCTCAAGCACGCCGAAGACCTCTCCCACCAGCGACGCGGCGTGGACCATCAGAGCGCTCGCCACCTGCTCAGTGCTCAGGCCGCCACCGAAGGTGATCGCCCCAAGGCGCAGGCGCCTGCTCCGCAGAGCACGACCGTGCGCCAGCAGCGCTGGACCATCCCCGACTTCGCCGCACGCGGCACCACCCTGTGGACCCTGGCCACGGTGACGGCCGAAGCCCGCCGGGTGTACCAGGAATCCCAGGCCCAGGTGGGGGCCGCCCCGGCAGACGACGCGATCACGCTCACCCTCGACGGCTCGGACCTCGTGGTGAGCTTCGAGTCCCACAGCCATGCCCCGGCGGTGGCCCATGGCTGAACGGATTCCGATCGACCACATCCATGACTCGGCCGTCCTCACAGTCGACCTGAGCGACGCGACGGTCCGCGGCATGGAGGTGCGTCTCACCGACGCCACCCGAGCCTTCCTCGTCCGGCTCGGATGGACACCGCCGAGCGGCGTCGCCCTGGTTGTATCCGACTCACCGAAGATGATCCGGGAGACCCTGTGCGTCGCTCAGACCCGGATTGGCAACAGCCCACTGGACCCTGACCGGCGGCGGGAGCACGTGGAGCGCCTCGGTCGGCTGATCGCCGAGTGCGATCGACACCGGCCGCTCGGCGCGGACGGCGCACACGGTGACCTGCACACGCCCACCTGCGGATGCCAGGAGACCGACCATGTTCGCCCGCGCTGACTGCGTGTTCTGCGCAATCGAGGCTGGCGACGCCCCCGCCAAGATCGTGGCCCGCTGGCTCGACGCCATCGCGTTCACACCCCTCAACCCCGTCACCCCCGGCCACACCCTCGTCATCCCGCGCGTCCACGTGCCCGACGCCGTCACCGACCCCGCCGTCACGGCAGCGACCATGCATCGGGCCGCTGGGTTCGCGCACGAGGCGTTCGACCACTGCAACCTGATCACTAGCGTTGGTGAACCAGCCACCCAGACGGTGTTCCATCTGCACATTCATGTTGTTCCGCGAACGGCGGGCGATGGGTTGCTGCTGCCGTGGACGCCGCAGCACGCTGCTCGCTACCTCACCCAGGACTGACCGTGGCGACCAGGGATGATCTGCGGTGCCTACGGTGGCCCCTCGGCGTCGTCTGCCACCTCGACATGCGCCTCCGCTGCCGCAACCGGGCGGTGTGCTGGCTCCACGACACCCTCCAGCGGCTAGCCGCACACGTGGGGATGTGGCGGATGTGACCGGTACGCTGCGCATCCTCGTGACCGGGTCCCGCACCTGGGGCACCCGCCCCAGCCCGAACGGCCCCGTACCCGACCAGCGGCAGCACGACCGACTCGTGGAAGCGCTCCGCTGCGCCGCGAAAGGCGCCCAACGCCCGGTGTTGGTGGTGGGGGACTGCCCGACCGGGGCCGACGCCATCGCCACCCGATACGCGCGCCGCTGGGGGTGGCGGGTGGAGGTGCACACCGCCCTGTGGGGTGTCTACGGCTCCCATGCTGGGCCGCGCCGCAACGCGGAGATGGTGCGCGCGGGCGCCGACATCTGCCTCGTGTTCCTCAACGAGCTGAACGGCAAGCCGTCGCGCGGAACCCGGAACTGCATGAGGCTCGCCCGCGAAGCCGGGATCAAGACCAAGGCGTGGGAGGCGACGTGACAGCGACGAAAAAGGCGATTGGGATGTCATCAGTTGCGGACCGGATCCGCGCTCGTTTGGGGGTCCGACGTGACCTCCCCGACCCGGCGCAGCGCCGGGCGATCCGCCAAGCGGCCGGACTGTCACAGCAGGAACTTGCTGATGCCATCGGCGTTACCCGCCAGGCCGTCAGCAACTGGGAGTCAGGGATTCGAACGCCTCGTGGGGCTGCCCTGGACCGGTACGTCGATGCCATCCGGACACTCCGAGAACTGGGAAGCGAAGACCTGTGATCATCACAGTTCGCATCCTCGGCACCGAGGTCATGGCCCTGGACCTCACCACCCACCAGGACGACTCGGCGGCACGGGAGCACGCCGAGTTCGGGTTCAGCGGCGGGTCCGGCGGCCAGTACGACATCGACTATCGGGACACCAGCGAAGACGTCCACGCACGGGGGAGGACACAGTGATCCCGCAACCCAAGTACACCCTCCGCGAAGCCCGCCAGGAACTCGCGCGCCGCGAATGCAACGCCAACGGCCACGACTTCACCCCCATCACCCCTGCGTACAGCCCCGACCCGGTGCGGTTCGTCTGCGGAAACTGTGGACGAAGCTGGCAGGTCACGGAGGCTCAGACCACCGGGGGAGGACACAGTGAGTGACGCAGCGGCCGACGCCGCATACCAGCACCTCCAGCAGTTGAGGGAGCGCATCCCACAGCTCCGCGCCTCCACCACCGCCGGCACCGTGCAGCGCCGCCGCAGCGACCTCACACCCACCCAACTCGCACGGCAGGGTGAGGCGCACCTAGACGAGCGGTGGGAGCGGGCCGCGAACGCCGCCCGCGGCGTCAGCGCCCTCGGCGCGTCCCCGGCCCCGGTGGACCTGACGGTGCTGGACACGATCCGGGAGATCGCCCGCAGCCTCAGCCAGATGGTGCAGACGGTCCACGACCGGTTTGGGCTCGGCCACTGGACTCCCGGACGGCCCGAGGGACACGGCGATGAGCGCACCGGGGGCATGTCGGGGGAGATCCCACGCCTGCTCCACCTGCTGAGCAAGGTCGCGTCCGACCCGGATCTCGCTCACTACGTCGCGGACGAGACGAGGCGCCTTAACCGACTCGCAGCCATCGCCCTCGGGGAGGGCGAGCAGGTGAAGCGACTCGACGGCCGCTGCCCCTACTGCGGCGCGAAGAGCTTGAAGGTCTTTGTGGACCGCGAACTCGTGATGTGCGTGAACACCGGATGCCGCTGCACCCGCACAACCTGCCGCTGCCAAGACGAAGATCGGCCCCGGCGCCACACCTGGTCCCGCGCCGAGTGGGATGCGCTCGCCGACACACTCAACGCCACCAACACCGCCGCCTGAACAGGAGCACCCGCATGGACCGTCGCCCGCACACGAACCCGCCGACCTGCCCCATCTGCAACGCCCCAGTTGACGCCAGCACGGAGCGCCCCGGCTACTTCGTCGTTTCGCTCCAGGGAACCCAGGGAACCCACGTCGGCACCCTCGACCAGATCCCCCTTGGCCCGAACGACAAGGTCACCCCGGCCCCTGACCTCACGAGGTACGAACTCGAACCGTGCGGCAACGTCCTCGAAGGACTCAACGCAAGGCGGTTCAGGGAGGCGCTGGCGGTCCACCGCACAGAAAGCCCGCAGCACTAGCACCACCTGAACAGGAGAGGACCGATGAGCGAGACACCCGTGTGGGCTGGAGACGCTGAAAGCGACAACTGGCGGGCCCTCGTCAAGGAAGAAGTCGACGCGTGCCTGAAGTGGGCGCGCAGCGTCGGCATCACCGAACCATCCATAGTCCGTGTCCTCATCACCCAGGACGAGACTGGAGCCCTCACCGCTCTGGTTGAGTCCTACGCCACTGGCGACAACGGAACGTGGTTTCCCGCCGCAAGCTCTACAGGCTCCCAACGTGTCACCCGGAGCCTGCCGGTGAATTCGCTGCCGCCGATCCCGACCGTTGAAGGGCTCGCCCAGTACGCCGACATCCTCCCGGAGCTGTGCACATGACCATCACCGACTTCCTGTATGCGCGGCTGGCCGAGGACGAAGACACGGCCCTCACCGCCGCTGGCGGCTCCATGTACCAGCACGGCCGGTGGTCACTGCGGCCCACCTCGGACGGCGCCGATGTGCTGACCAGGGGCTTCTACGTGATTCTGTCCGACGAGCTGCCGGAGGTGGCCGCCCACGTCGTCCGTCACCACCCCGACCGTGTGCTCGCCGAGGTCAAGGTCAAGCGGCAGATTCTCGCCGAGTACGAAGCGGCCATTCGAGATGACCGAGACATCGTGAACGACGAGTGGGTCAGCGGCCAGAACCAAGGCGCTGTCAACGCCCTCAAACCGGTCATTCACCTTCTCGCCGCCGTCTACCGCGACCACCCCGACTACCAGAAGGACTGGACGCCATGAGCGGCGGCAGCCACAACTACCTGTGCTGGACCTCCGACCTCGAAGAACTCACCCAGAAGCAGACCGCCCTCCGCGAAATGGCCGACGACCTCGCCGCCCTTGGCTACGCAGACGACGCCGCCCGAGAAACCGAAGAACTACTCGTCATGCTCCGCCAATGGCAGAACCGGGCAGAGGTCCGCATCCGGCGACTGTCCGAGGTGTGGCGGGCCCTGGAGTGGTGGCACAGCGACGACATCAACGAAGACGCCTTCCGCGAAGCCCTCACCAAGTACCGAGGCGATGCCCAACGGAGCCCGTCATGACCGTGCACGCCCGCACCATGCTCACCTGGTCCGTACTCATCGCAGCCGCAGCCATCCTGGGGACGGTCATGTCCCGCCTCCCCGAATGGGTGCACACCAGCCTGCTCTGGGCCGTAGTCGCTGGCATCACCCTCGCCATCGCCCTCCGCCTCCCCGGACTCCTGACCGTGCTCAACCTGACCACCGTCATACCGCCACTCGCAGGCTTCGCCATCCTCGCCATGGGGGCGATCAGAGGCGGATACGGCCCCGAACTGGTGCCATTCGCCGGAGTGGCGGCCTACACCGCACTCCTCGCGGCGTACTGGAAAACCAAGGCAACGCAATCGTCCACCCAAACGGACACCGACGCACGAAAAGCTCAAGTCTCCACCGGCAGCGACAAACCGAACGCAGAATCCACTGACAAATCCACGGAGCAACGGTGAGACTCCCACCCCGGCCCGGATGCCGCCTCCACGGACCCACCTGCACCACACCATGGGGCTACGACCCCGCCCACACCGACAGCCGCCGCCCCTACACCATCCACGAACTCGCCAACCGCGAAGCCATGCCCCACCGCTACGCCTACCCGACCGTGGACGACTACCTCGCTGGCTGGAAGCTCTGGCTCGCCCTCCGCCGCGACTGGCAGCTCAACCCCGGCGAAGCGCGGATCCGCTTCGAAGGTGTCGCCGCGCGGCTCGGGTTCACCGGCCGCACCCTGGATGAGATCGCCGAAGAAGCCATCGCGAGGCACACATGACCGAATTGGCCGAGCAGTATCGCATCGTCCTCAACGGCGGCCCACTCGACCAGGCCACCCACACCACCAACCAACTACCCGACGTCCTATACGCCCTGGAATGGCCCGCAAGCCACATGACCAAATTCCGCGCCGACTACAACGAGAACCCAGACTGTGGCATCCAGGGGTGGGGTATCCACCAATACGTTCGGCAGCAGACAGACCAACCAGTCGGTCCAACGACCTACACCTACCGCCGACACGGGGTCAGCAGCCGCTGGATACCGTTCCGCGCGATCCTCGGCGTAGGGCTGTAGATGGCCGACGACTGGGCGCTGACCGCCGCCGAAATCGCCACCGAACTCGACATCAAACGATCCACCGTCGACTCATGGGTTCACCGGGGCCACATCACCGCTATCCCCGGCACCTGGCCGAAGAAGTATCGGATGAGCGAGGTGTACGAGGCCGAGAAGCAGCGCCGCGACAACGAAGCACGGACCCGCCGCAACATCACACGTCGGAATGACATGACAAACGCCACGACATGCTAATATCGGCTGCAAGATCTTGAACAGCAGCGAAGCCATGCCCGGAGAGCCCAACGGCCCCGGGCATTTTTCGTGCCCGCCCCACCTCCACGCGTGCCTCCAGGGGCGGGCACCCAGACCCTCACTGTGGCGGTGAGGCGGGGGAGAAGGCCGCCCGGGAACGCTCACACCCGGGCGGCCACACCCCTACTCTCCCTTGGACGTCGGCGGCTGCTTCCCGCTCGACATCCAACCCCGGCCGCGCCCCTCATCCAGGCTGTAGAACGCGCCCACAACCAGCATCACCCCGACGGCGATAGCCGCCACCGCGTGCTGCAACACACCAGCCCCAGGCCCCGAACACGCGCTCAACAGCGACGTGCTCGGCGCGAACGCCGACCCGCACCCCTCACTCGGCTCACTCGGCACCAACCCCATCACCAACCCGCCGATGATGAGCGCAACCCCCACCACGATCACAACACGACCAGCCAGCGTCACAACGCCCTCCCACACAGCGAACCCGCGCCGCGCCCCCGCCGCGAACCCAACGCACATGAGACGCGCAACCCACCGGACCGGACGACACCCAGGAGGTGAGCCGGTTGTGCCCGCACCACTCCCCGCCCAGAAACGCGCCGCGATCCTCGCAGACATCCAAGCCGGCGAACTCTCCCGCAACGCCATAGCCCGCAAACACAAAGTCAGCGTCGGCACCGTCACCAACATCGCCAACAAGGCCGGTTTGACCACCGCCTTTGACCGATCAGGCGTCGAAAAGGCCACGCGTGCGCGCGTCGCCGACGCTGCTGCGGTGCGGGCTGAGGTGTCGCGGAAGTTCCTGGACCGCGCCAACGAGATGCTTGATCAGATGCACGAGCCGCACCTGGTCTTCAACTTCGGCGGCAAGGACAACGACTACAACGAGCGCATCCTGAGCCGGCCGCCAACGACGGATCTGCGGAACCTGATGACGTCGGCGGCGGTCGCCATCGACAAGCACCTGAAGATCGAGTCGTCTGGTAAGGACCCGAACGCGGACGCCGCAGCTTCGATGCTCGGGACCCTCCGCACGGCTTTGGAGGGTGCGGCGGATCGGCTGCGCGACGACACTGCGACCGAAGATGGATCTTGACCGTGTCACTCGGATCATGTCCCCGGCGCAGATCCGGTCGATCGTGGATTCGCTGTCGACTCCGCAGATCGCATTGTGGTGCGGGGCGGTCAGCTCCGGGAAGACCATCGCTTCGCTGCTGGCATTCCTGATCGCGATTACCCAGGCCCCAGACCGGGGCCTGATCGTCATCGTCGGCCGGACGCTCCAAACGATCGAGCGGAACATTCTTGACCCGCTCCAGAGCGTGGAACTGTTCGGTGTCGTGGCGTTGCAGGTGCACCACACCACCGGGTCCACCACGGCGGTAATCCTTGGCCGGACTGTGCACCTGGTGGGCGCCAGCGACGCCCGTGCGGAGTCCCGCATCCGGGGCGCGACCATCGCGCTCGCCTACTGCGACGAGGCGACCCTCGTCCCGCAGAGCTTCTGGATGATGCTGCTCAGCCGGCTCCGGGTGCCGGGCGCGAAACTGCTGGCGACCACGAACCCGGACAGCCGGTCGCACTGGCTCCGCAAGGAATTCATCCTCCGCGCGGGTGAGGTCGGGCTACGACACTTCCATTTCACCATCGACGACAACCCGAGCCTCGACCCGACCTATGTGGAACTGCTGAATGCCCAGTACACAGGACTCTGGTACAGGCGGTTCATCCTTGGCGAATGGTCCTTGGCGGCCGGCGCGGTCTTCGACATGTGGGACGAACAGCGCCATGTGGTCGATGACTTGCCGGGGATGACGCGGTGGTTGGCGTTGGGTGTCGACTATGGCACCACGAACCCGTTCGCGGCGTTGCTGCTCGGGTTGGGGTCGGATGGGTGCCTGTACCTGGCATCGGAGTGGCGGTGGGACTCCAAGGCCGAGAGCCGTCAGCTCACCGATATGGAGTACTCGCAGCGGGTCCGGGCGTGGCTCCAAACGGTTCCGATCCCGGGGGCGCCGGGGGTGGTTGGGCCAGTACCGGAGTGGTGGGTTGTTGACCCGTCCGCCGCCTCGTTCCGGGTGCAGTTGCACCGGGATGGGATCTCGGCGCGGTTGGGCGACAACGAGGTGATCCCTGGGCTTCGGGTGTTCGCGTCGCTGCTCGCGTCCGGCCAGTTGAAGGTGCACCGGTCGTGTGCAGGGCTGATCGATGAGGTGGCTGGCTACTCGTGGGATACCGCGAAGGCCGAGCGGGGTGAGGATGCCCCGGTGAAGGTTGATGACCATTCGCTGGATGCGGCCCGGTACGCGATCTACACCACTCGGAGTCTTTGGCTTCGTCAACTCCGTGACCCGAAGCTCGCCGCTGCCTGACCGGATGGGGGTGGACTGGTGCCCCTGCCGACCGGGAATCCCGCGTGGCCACCGCCCGCGAGTAGGGCTGCGGAGAGGCACTACCGGGTGTGGAACGCCTGGTTCTCGGGTGATCCGGCGAAGCTGCGTGAGGTGTACGAGGCGACGAACGGCCTTGGCGGACCCGCTGGCGCCGGGCGGGATGACGGCGGCTTCGGGCTGCTGAACCGGGTGTTCCGCTTCTTCTGGGCTGCCCCAACCCCCAAGGGGCAGCAGTCGGACACGAAGCTCCACATCCCGCTCGCCGGGGACATCGCGTCCACCTCGGCGGATCTGCTGTTCGGTGAGCAGCTGTCGATCCACGTCCCCGACCCGACCGTCAACCGGGTAACCCAGGAACGCCTGGAGACCATCATCGGAGACGGTCTGTATCCGACCCTGCTGGAGGGTGCGGAGACCTGTTCGGCCCTCGGCGGCGCCTACCTCCGGATCACCTGGGACCCCGCCGTCGCGGATCATGTGCTGTGGGACGCGATCCCCCCGGACTGCGCGGCACCGGAGTTCCGATCTGGGCGACTGGTTGCGGTGACGTTCTGGCGTGATCTGGCCCGCGAGGACGGCCGGGTGTGGCGGCACCTGGAGCGGCACGAGCCGGGTCGGGTGTACCACGGCCTGTACTACGGCACCTCCGACCAGCTCGGCATGGTGCGCGCCCTCCAGGATCGTCCGGAGACGGAGCCGTTCGCCGCGCTGGTGGACGACCAGAGCGGCATCACCACCGGGGCGCGGGGCCTCGCAGCCGAGTATGTGCCGAACATGCGGCCGAACCGGCTCATGCGCGGCAGCCCGCTCGGCCGCAGCGACTACGCCGGGATCGAGCCGGTGATGGACGCCCTCGACGAGGTATGGACGTCGCTGATGCGTGACGTCCGCCTCGGTAAGGGGCGGCTCGTCATCCCGCAGGAGTACCTGAACTCGCTAGGCCCTGGGAAGGCGGCGTTCTTCGACCTCGACCAGGAACTGTTCACGCCGCTGGGTCAGGTCATTCCTGAGAACGACGGGTTCACCATGGAGCAGGTCCAGTTCCAGATTCGGGTGGCTGAGCACCTGGAGTCCGCTCGTGCCCTCGCCGCCCAAGCTCTGCGGGGGGCCGGCTACTCGGTGCAGTCCTTCGGTGAGGCCCAAGACGCCGCCGCGGTCACCGCGACCGAGGTGAAGACCCGGGAACGCCGCTCGTACACGACCCGTGACCGGAAGATCGGCTACTGGGACCCGGTGTTGCGGCGGCTGTTGACAACCTCGTTGGAGATCGACGTCGCACAGTTCCGGCCCGAGGGTGTGACGCCGATGGTGCCGGAGATCGAGTGGCCTGACGGTGTCGCGATCGACCCCGAAAACCAGGCCCGCACCATCCAACTCCTCGACCAGGCGCGTGCGGTGTCCACCCGCACCAAGGTCACCATGCTGCATCCGCAGTGGGACGAAGAGCAGGTCACCGAAGAGGTCGACCTCATCGACGGCGAGGCCGACGGCGGCTGGTCCGCGTTGGCCGGCGCCGCAGCACAGGCATCCTCCCAGCCGGTTGAGGAGCCCGAGGACGTGGACGACGCCCCGGCGGCCGTCGTCTGACCCACCCGCACACCAAGGCCCGGCCGGGAGTCGGGCCTTTCTCATGTCCGGCGCCCGGCGCGCCGCAGAGAGGACCACCCGTGACCGAGACCACCACCGAGACGACCGAAGCAGTCGAGCCGACCACCGACCCGGCTCCCGAACCCGCCGACACCCAGCCGACCACCGAATCCCCGGAGCCGGCCGAGAAGCCCGCGCCGAAGCCGAAGCCGCCGACGGACGGTGTGCAGGTCAGCGGCCGCGCCAACGAACCCAAGCCCGACACCGACCCCGCGAAGCCCAAGGCGGAGCCGACCAGCATCGACGACTTCCCGCCCGCCGCTCGGAAGATGATCGAGGACCTGCGCAAGGAAAACGCGTCCTCCCGGGTCAACGCCAAGGAAGCCGCCGCGAAGGAAGCCGCTGAGCAGGTCCGTAAGGAACTCGCCCAGTCCCTCGGCAAGGCCCTTGGCTTGGTGGACGACAAGACCGAAGAACCAAAGCCTGTCGACCCGGCCGAACTCGCGCGACTCGTCCAGGAGAAGGACGACAAGATCCGCGACTTCGAGGTCAAGGAAGCGATCCGAGACGTCGCCGGAGACCTATCCGCTGACAGCAAGGCGCTGACCGACTCGATGTCCTTCATGCGAAGCATCAAGGGCATCGACCCCAGCGACACCAAGAAGCTTGCCGCTGCCATCAAGGCGGCGGTGGAGAAGAACCCGAAGCTGAAGGCCGCCCAGGCGGCGGCCCCGGCGCCGAGTGGAGGCGAGTTTGCCGGCGGGCCCGGCGAGAGCCCCGATGCCGAGTCCATGAGCGTCGACGACTTCCGCGCAGCGCGCAGGAAGCGGTAGGCGCATCCCCACCAGGAGATTCCTGTGGCGAACACCTTCCTCACCCCCTCCGTCATCGCCCGCGCGGCGCTGGCGAACCTCTACGAAACCACCGTCATGGCCGCCCTGGTGCACCGGGACTACGAGAACGAGTTCCAGCAGGGCCGCGGCGCGACCATCAACATCCGTCGACCCGCGACGTTCGTCGCCGAAGAGTTCGACCGCTCCCAGGGCATCCACATCCAGAACGCCGAAGAAACCGGCATCCCGATGACCCTGAACCACTTCGCGGACGTGTCCTTCGCTGTGACCAGCGAAGACCTTACGCTCAACATCACGGACTTCAGCGAGCAGCTGCTGAACCCCGCGATGGAAGCCATCGCCCAGAAGATCGACCGTGACCTGCTGGCGCTGCGCAACGACATCGTGCAGGAGGTCGGCGTCGTCGGCTCCACCGTGACCGGGCTGCCGGGCACGAACGAGTGGGCATGGGACAACCCGCGGGTCGCGATCGACGCCCAGCGGGTGCTCAACCAGCGCAACCTGCCGACCTCGCAGCGGCGGATCGCCGTCGGCCCGGACACCCAGTCCAAGTGGCTCGGCGACGACCTGTTCAACCGGGCCGACGCGCGGGGCGACACCGAGGGCCTGCGTGAGGCCAACCTGGGTCGGCGGGTGTTCGGGTTCGACCCGTACATGACGCAGAACATCACCATCCCCGAACAGACCACGGGCAACTCCACCACTGAGGTGGGGGTGGCGTTCCACGAGACCGCGTTCGCCCTCGCGTTCCGCCCGCTGGCGCTGCCGCGGGGCGCGCAGAACGCGGCGATCGCGAACTACCGCGGGTTCGGGCTGCGGGTGGTCTACGACTACGACACCAACCTCAAGCAGGACGTCGTGTCCATCGACTGCCTGTACGGCACCAAGACCCTCGACCCGAACCGGGCCGTCCTCATCAAGGGCGCCGACGTCGCCTAGGAGGCGGAGATGGCTTACCGACAGATCATCACCAAGGAACTCCGCCTCACCGGGTCCCCGGTCGCCTCTGCCGCCCATCTGGTGTGGCGGGCGCCGGCGGACTGCCGGGTGGTCGCGCTGCACGGCCACCGGTCCGGAGGTGCGGCCGCTGCCGTCAACGCCCAGATCGGTAGCACCGACGTGCTCGCCTCGAACCTCACGTGCGGCACCGGCGCGGGCACCTACTCCACCGGCACGCCGTCCGGCGACGCGGGTCGCATGGAGGCGGGGGACGCGCTGTCGCTGGAGGTCGCCTCGGGGGACGCCACCACGGTGATCATCCAGGTGGACATCGCGGTTGACGCCGACGAGATCAACTACGGTGTGGTGAGCTGACCATGTACCGGTACACGAACCGCAACACCAACCAGGTGGTGGAGTTCCCTCAGGCCAACGCCCGCCTGGACCGCCTGTCGAACTGGGAGCGGACCGGATCGGCGGAACCGAAGCGCGCCGCCAAGCAGGAAGAGCCCAGCCGGGACACCGCCCAGGACTCTGGTCCGAAGCGGCCGAGCACGGGCGACCCCAAGGACGCCTGGGTCGAGTACGCGATCACCACCGGGATGCCTGAGGCCGAGGCCCGCGACAAGGACACGACCAAGGCCCAGCTGATCGAGCGGACCGCCCAGGTCAACGCCGACCCTGAGAAGTAGAGGCGGTGGCGTATGCGCGTCTACGCCACCGTCGAAGAGTTCACCGCGTGGCTCGCCCCGGACCCGGCGCCTGCCAACGCCGCACGACTGCTGCGGCAGGCGTCGGGTCGAGTCGATGAGCTGCTGATCGGCGCCTGCTACGACACGGACACTGCCGGGATGCCGACCGCTGCCCCGATTGTCGAGGCGCTGCGAGACGCCACCTGCGCCCAGGCGGAGTTCACCGCTGCGTGGGTGGCGAGCGGTGGCGACTCCACCGGGGCGCGGCGCCGTCCGACGGCGGTGACCGTCGGGCAGGTGTCCTACACCTACGGGGGCCGCAGCAGTAGCGGCTCGACTGGGAGCGGGGCGGCGGCCGCAGACCGGGTGCCCGACGCGCCGGAGGCGGTCACGATCCTGCGGCTCGCTGGCCTGCTGCCAGTCACACCGATCACGTACTGACCGGGGGTGCGGGGTGCTGCCGTTCTACACCCACACGATCCAGTTCGTGCGCGCCCCGATCGTCGCTGACGCCCACGGTAACCGGTCCGCTGACACACGGGACTGGGCGAACGCCGAACCAGTTGGTGGCCCGGTGCGGGGGTGTGTCCAGTTCAATGCCCGCCTCACCGGGCTGGGCACCCGCGAAGACACCACCAACGGGCGGGAGATGGTCGAGGACAGCGTATGGGCGTGGGTAGACCCCGGCCCCACCATCCTGTCCACGGACGGCTTCCAGGTGGATGACACCCTGTACAAGATCGCTGGTGAACCGCGTGAAATGGCGGACCCGTTCGGGGGCGCGGCCCACATGATGCTCGTCGGCACCCGAGTGCGGGGGTGACCTTGTGGCGCGGGTGCGTATCGACCAGGCGGCGATCAACCGGTTCGGCAGCCTCCCGCAGGTCGAGCGGGACATGGACCGGCGGGCGCAGCGGGTCGCGACCACAGCCCGCAGCGACGCCCCGGTCCGCACGGGCGAGTACCGGGCATCGATCCGGGTGGAGGATCTGGGCGGCGGTGCGCGGCGGATCATCGCCGAAGCCGACCACGCGATCTTCGTGGAAGAAGACACCCGCCCCCACACGATTCGGCCCCGATTCCGCCGCGCCCTGTACTGGGCGGGCGCCGACCACCCTGTCGCGGTGGTCCACCACCCCGGCACCCGGGGGCAGCACGTCATGGCGCGGGCCCTGAACGCCGCCTACGGCCTCACACACGCATAGGAGCCATTCATGCCGCACATCGAGGTGTCGTTCCCCCACAGGGGCAGCGACGGGACGAAACGCCAGCCTGGGGACGTGGTGTATGTGTCTAGCGCTGAGGCGCGGCGTCTCACCAGCGACAGCGTCGCGCAGGTCGTCCCCACCCCTAAGCCCGAGAAGGCGCCCACCGCTGAGTCTGAGGGCGCGGAGAAGCCGAAGTCGGCCGCGCGGACCCGCAAGGCCGACCCGGAGCCCACCATATGAGGCGGGACAGTAAACCAGGGGAGCCCGCCCAGGCGATCCGGGTGGAGCGCGCCGGCCCCGAAGTGAGGGTGTTCTTCAACGGTGCGGAGTTCCCGCACGCGATCGACCAGAGCGCTGTGTTCCTGCACGTGTCCGCCGATGAGCGGCCCTCGGTGACCATCACCGTGTTCGCGGAGCGAGTGGACCTCGTTGACTCGGTGGCTCGGCGGGTCGATGAGGACCGGAAGGCGGCGGCCCGCGCCTATCTCGCGTCGAAGGCGCCCGGCGCCCGAGCAGCCAGCTAGAGGGGGCGTTGTGGCTCCGTGGGTGATGTTCGGGGACGCTGAGCTGGTGGCCATCACCTACCTGCGTGACGTCCTCGGCGACGCTGTCGCGCACGTCTGCTCGGAACTGCCGGGCCCCGACGAGATGGCCGCGTTGCTCCCGCTGGTGCAGGTGGAGCGGCTCCCCTCACCCCCCATGGCCAACCGGTACGCCCTGGACGTAGCTCGAATGGACATCAGTGCCCGAGTCGCTACTGGTCGCCCCGACGCGATCACCCTCGCGACCCTCGCTGGCGCCCATATTCGCGCGATGCCCGGCCGCACTATCGCTGGGGTGACGGTGTCCACGGTGCGCCGGCAGACCGGCCCCGAGGAACGCGCCGACGAGAACACCAACCTGCGGGTGGCTGGGTTCACCTGCGAGCTGTATCTGCGGTCGATACCGCAGACCTGACCTGAACCGTCTGTCTCACCCCGCCTCCGCGCGGGGTTTTTTCATGCCCGGACGTGGGCGCAAAGGAGTTGATCATGGCTGACAACCCGGACGCCCTACGGGTAGCAGTCGACGGCGGCAAATGCTACATCGCGAACCTCGGATCCGCGGTCCCCACAGGGATGGACCCGTTCTCGTCTGCGTGGCGAGACCTCGGACTGATCTCCGAAGAAGGCGTCAACGAAGCCTACGAGGAGGACCGGACCGAGCGGCGCCCGTGGGGCTACAAGTCCCCGGTGCGTACCGACATCACTGGTGTGACCAAGACGTTCACCATGACCGCGTGGGAAACGAACGCCTACACTCGGGCGCTCTACGACAACGTCGGCTTCGCCGACTTCAGTGCCGATGTGGACGGGGTCGTGTCCTACACGGTGCGCCGGCCGACGGGGCAGAGCCTGTACATGCTCGCCATCGACTCCTTCGACGGCACCAACCACCTCCGCACGATCGTGCCCCGGGCCGAGGTGACGGCCCGCGGCGAGATGGTGAACTCCGCTGAGGAGGTCATCGGCTACAACTTCACCTGGACCGCCTACGAACTGTCGGACCGCACGATGTTCCAGCGGTTCTTCCTGTCCAACGGCATGTGGCTGCCCGTGGACACCCTCACGGTCACCGGTACCGCCACCGTTGCTGTGGCGGCCACCACCCAGCTCACCGCGACCGCCGCGTATTTCAACGACGACGCAGATGCCGATGTGTCAGCGGACGCGGACTGGGACACCTCCGACCCCGCTATCGCGACGGTCGACGACACGGGTGAGGTGACGGGTGTGTCGGCGGGGGCGGTGACGATCACTGCCACCTACCGGGGTGTGTCGGGGGCGCTGCCCATGACGGTCACCAGCCCCTAACTCATGACTGGCTGCTGGTGGGCGCGTGCGGGTCGCCCATCAGCAGCCTTCCAACCCGCACACCCGCGAAGGAGTCACGCATGACCGCCAAGAGGACCACCACGTCGATCGTGGACGATGGCAACGTGATCGACGTATCTGGGCTGCCGGTCCTGCGGGCGCAGGAACTCGAAGCCCGGCAGGAACCGCAGGCGTTCAAAGTCGGCGACACGGTGTTCGCGATCAAGCCGATGGACGAGTGGTCCTATCGGGCCGAACTGGCTTTCTGGCGCGGCAACATCGAAACGTGGGCCCGCTCAGCCCTCACTGACCCGAGCCAGCTCGACGCTCTACTGGACTGCACCTCCCCGAACATCAGCCGCATCATCCGCTGGTACATGGATCGGGTCGGCGTGACCCTGGGGGAAGACGACAGCTCCTCCGACTCCTAGAGGAGCACCCCGAAGAGATCGAACTGGATCTACTTGACCGAGGCCACGACATCCTTGACTTCCACCGCCGGAAGATCTCGCTGCGGCGAATGCATCTGCTCGTGGTCAAGGACATGGCGCGGATGCCTAGGCTCCGTGCGGCCCTGCTCGGCGAGGACACCCAGCGGCCGTTCGACGAAGCCAACTATCAACTGGCGCTGATCAGTAACCGACTTCAGATGCTGGAGCAGGTCCTTCATGTGGGGCTGAGGCTGAAGGGGAAGCCCCGTCCGTTCAAGGCGTACCCCGTCCCTGGGGTGAGCGTGAGGGGCGGCAAGAAGCAGCGCGCCGTGAAGCCGAAGGTGAACCCGAAGCACATGGCGTACTTGGATCGGTTCTCACCCGGCAAAGCGCCACCCATCGGGGCGCCGCCCCCGCCGTCCTCGGAGCGGCGCCGGCCGTCCCGCGTGAAAACCGCCTGATACCCAGGGGAGGGTAGATGCCCTCCGCTGGCAGCGTGCACGTCGATGTCTTTCCTGACCTGCGCAGGTTCGGGCCGCAGCTCCGGCGTGACCTCCAGCGTGAGGTGCGGGCGCTGCGGGTCGACGTGCCCGTGCACGCCAACACCCGGCAGGCGTCGCAGGCCCTCGCCGGGCTGCGGCGCCGCGCCGAGGGCTTGAACGCGGTGCGTCCCCGCATCCAGGTGCGGGCCGAAACCGTCGGGGCGGTCGCGTCGCTGCGGGCGGTGGACCGGATCGTATCCCGGCTGGACGGGCGCCGGATCCGCATCCATATGACCACCACCGGGGCGGCGCCGACCCTCCCCACGGTCACCCCACCCCGAACCCCCAGAACCCAGACGGCGCCGTCGGGCAGCCGTGGGTCGCAGTACCAGCAGCCGTTCACCGACTCCTCACCCGCGCAGCAGGCCGCTGTCGCGACTCTCGTCCCGCCGGCCATCCCTGCTGTGGGGGCGCTGGCCGGCGGCCTGGGTGCTGTCGCGTCGGGTGGCGCGGCGGCGGCTGCGGGTGTAGGCGCGTTCGCGCTCGCCCTGATCCCCGCAATCGCCAACGCCCGTGAGGCCGCTGCGACCGGCGGCCAGTTGACGGGGCAGCAGGCCCAGTTCACGGCTGCCACAGACCGGATGACGGCCGCATGGCAGGGGTTCCGGGCCCGCACGGACGGCGCGGTGCTGGTCGCTGCGTCCCGGAGTGTGGATGTCGCCACCGAGGGCCTTGATCTGCTGGAGCCGGTCGCGAATTCCACCGCCGGGGCGGTCGCGACCCTCGGTGTTGAGGCGCGGGCCGCCCTCGGAACCCCGGAGTGGCAGCGGTTCTTCGCCTTCGTGCAGCGGCAGGCATACCCGAGCACGCTGATCTTCGGCCGGAGCCTGGGGAACCTCGGTACCGGCGTCGCGGGGCTGGTCACGAACTTCGAACCCCTGTGGAATGTGGTCGGACCGGGTCTTGAGGGCATGTCGGCGACCTTCGCCCGCTGGGGACAGGACTCGTCGAACTTCACCGAGTTCATCCAGTGGACCATCGACAACGGACCCGTCTTCGTCGGCACCCTCGGGGACCTCGCCGGGGCAGCGGTCGACATCGGTGTAGCGGTCGCTCCCCTCGGCACCGTCTACGCCCAAGGGCTCGGGCTGCTCGCCTCCTCCATCAGCGCGGTCGCCGAGCAGGCGCCCTGGCTCATCCAGTTCGCCGTTGCGGTCGGAACCGCCCGCGTCGCCCTCGGCCTCCTCGGCCGCGTCAACTCTGGGCTGATCCAGCCGCTGCGCGAGCTGCCGGGGCGAGTACGGGACTTCGCCAGCGGCCTTGGGCAGGCCAGCATGCAGGCGAGCAGCGCTGCGGGCGGTGTGGGCCGGTTCCGGGGCGCTGTGTCCGGGGTCGTCGGAGCCCTCGGCGGCCCCTGGGGGCTCGCCATCACCGGAGCCGTCGCCGCGCTCGGTCTGTTCATCAGCACCAAGGCTGCCGCGACGGCCGAAGTGGACCGGTTCGTTGAGGCGATCCGGCAGGACAACGGCGCTATTGGCACGCACTCCCGCGAAGTGATCGCCGCGACGATCGCCGCAGAAGGGCTCGTCGCCGAAAGCGCCCGTCTCGGCCTCGAACTCGACCTGGTCACCGACGCTCTGCTGGGGAACACCGCTGCGCAACGCGAGGTCAACCAGGCGATCCAGGACGGTATCGCCGCTGATGCCGCGTACCTGCAGCAGCACGGCCGGTCGCGGGATGGCGCAGCTGAACGCCAGTTGGCCGCGCACAACCTGACTGCGGCGATCGAGGGGCAGAACGCCACGATCGCTGAGGCGGTACAGCGCTACCAGGACGAGCAGGCCGCGTCTGCGGCGCTTGGCCTGCAGGCCGACACCACAGGTACGAGCATCACCGGGCTGGCCCTCAGCCAGGGCGGTCTGAACACCGCATTGCAGATGGGGACCGGTTCGGCGCAGTCGTTGCGGACGGCACTGGACCTGCTCACCCAGACCAACCTGACAGTCGCCCAGTCGGAGTTGGCGTGGCACCAGGCTCTGACCGGGGCCACGGAGGCGATCGACGCCAACGGCGCGTCCACCGACCTCAACACCGCCGCCGGGCAGGCAAACAGGGCGTCCCTGCTGCAGCTGGCGCAGGCCGCGACGGGCCACATCAACGCGATGCGGGAGCAGGACTCCTCCGCTGAGGACCTGATCGCCACCAGCCGGCGGCAGCGGGAGGCGTTCATCCGGGTCGCCCAGGAGATGGGCTATACCGAGGATGCGGCGAACGACCTCGCGGACGAATACCTCGGGATTCCCAGCGAGGTGGAGACCGCGATCCGGGTCAACGCCCGCGGCGTGTGGACCCTCGGCCCCAGCTCCGACGGCTATGACCCGTGGGCGAACAATCCCGTCTTCGGGGACGCGGTCCGCCGCGCCGAGGGCGGCCCCATCTTCGGGCCTGGCACCACCACATCGGACTCGGTGCCGGTCCTGGCGTCGCAGGGTGAACACATGCTCACCGCCGCCGAGGTTGAGGCGGCGGGCGGCCATCAGGGCGTTTACGCCCTCCGCGCAGCGATCCGGTCAGGGCAGTTCGGCCAGCCGATCCGCCGAGCCCGGGGCGGTCCAATCGAACGCGACGCCTTGGACCTGCAGGCCGTCGATGAACTCAACGACCATCGGGTGGACGTCCGCCTCCAATACCAGCGACTCATCGCCGGGGCGCTCGGGCATATCGCGCACGCCACCGCACAGCAGATCCGCCGCTACATGTCCGAGGGCGGCCTCGGTGCGCTGGCTCGGGCGGTCTCCCAGCAGGGCGTGCCCTACTCCTGGGGTGGCGGCGGCCCGGGGGGTCCGAGTTTCGGGTTCGGCCGCGGAGCGAACATCCGCGGTTTCGACTGCTCGTCGCTGATGCAGTACGCGTGGTGGCCGTGGGTCCAGCTTCCCCGTGTCACCTACTCCCAGATCGAGTCCGGCATGCCGGTCCCGGTTGGGGCGCAGCAGCCGGGAGACCTGGTGTTCCCGAACCGGGGCCACGTGGCCATGTACGCGGGCGGCGGCCGGCTGTTCCACACGTTCCGCACCGGGGAGGTGGCCGGATACCGGTCCATGTATCCCAACCCGCTGGCGATCCGCCGGCCGATGCGGGGGATGGCGATCGGGGGGCGAGCCTCAGCGGGCGAGATGGCGCTCGTCGGCGAGGAAGGCCCCGAACTGGTCCGGTTCACGTCGGCCGCGGAGGTCTACTCCAACGAGCAGACCCGTGAGCTGATGCGTGCGAGCGCCGCCTACTCGGCCATGGGCGGTGGGCGGCACGGTGATGCGCCGCTGGTGGGGACGCTCGACATCGACGTCCACGACTCCAGCGCGGGGGCGCGCGAGATCGCAGAGGAAATCACCCACGCGATCCGGAAGGTCCGCCACGGCGGCCGCTACGCGGTCGCCGACTGAGGGGGTGGCAGATGCCCCTGGAGCCTCGGCAGTTCGAACTCGACGGTTTCGTGTTCGGCGATTTCACGCCGATGCAGGTCGACGCCTTCGATCCGGGCGGGAAACCGGCCACCACGGCCGGGGATGTTGCCAACCCGGTCGGGGACGGCGTCGTGTTCGGCTACGACCGGGTGGGCGGGATGCTGCTCACCTGGGACCTGTGGACGGACTGCGCGGACGAGGCGGAGGCGCGCGCCCAGTGGTCGGCGATGGCGTCCCGCTGGGATGCGCGGTCGGCGCGGCGCACTCCGCGGGATGTTGTGCCGCTGCGGCTGCGCACCCCGGGCGGCGCGGATCGGGTGGTGTACGGCCGGCCTCGCCGGTTGGAGCCGGCGAGTGTGGCGCTGATCGCGGACGGTCTGGTTGATCTGGTCGCGGACTTCCAGTGCTCGGACTATGCCTTCTACGACGATGTGGCGTCGTCGGTGGTGTTGTCGCTGGTCCCGGACATGAGCGGCGGCCTGTCGATCCCGTTCACTCCTCCGGTGCAGTTGGCTCCGATCCAGGACAGCGACTCGGATCAGCTCCGCAACGCTGGCGATCTGCCGACGTGGCCGGTGATCACGATCCAGGGGCCGATCGTCAACCCGTCGATCACCTTCGTTGGTGGCTCGTCGATCCAGTTGGTGACGACGCTGGCGTTCGACCACGTGGTGACGATCGATCCGCGCCCGTGGGTCCGCAGCATCACCCGGCAGGACGGCGCGTCCCTGGCCGGCTACGCGCGGGGGGCGCGGCTCGCCGAACTGGAACTCCCGCCGGGGTCCACGGTGGTGCAGTTCCGCGGCCAGGACCTCACTGGCACATCCAGTTGCACGATCACCGTCCGCTCCGCTTACAGCGTTCCCTAGGAGGTCTTCGTGGCGTTTCAGGGCGTGTGGGCGGTCGACGGCTCCACGATCGCCGGGCCGCTGATGCGGCTCATGCACGGGTCGGCGACCCGCTCCGGTGAGGGCGTCGTGGACATCGGAGACCTGGCGGTGCGGGAGCTTGCGGTGCCTGGCACCTCGGTGCGGGTGGGCAGCGGCGCTACCACGGTGCTGGGGCGGGAGATCCAGTGGCAGGGCTCCTACTACTCCTACAACACGGGTGACATCGAGGTGCCGATCACCCCGACGGGTTCGGGGTCGGGCCGCTCGGATCTGATCATCGCAAGAGTGGAGGACCCGACGTTCGCGGGGTCGCCGTGGACCCACAACGCATCTGACACCCTCGTGTACGCCCGGGTGATCGAGGACGTCGACCCTGGGGAGACCGGAATCCCGGCCGGGGAGACGATTTCGGCGATCCCGCTGGCGCGGCTCGATATCCCTGCCTCCACCGGCACCATCACCCAGGACATGATCGTTGACCTGCGGCAGATGATGGACCCCCGCAGCACCCAGGTCGTGCGGATCCAGCGGGGGATGGACCCGATCGACTACGCGGGTGATGTGACCGACGCGTATGAGAACTGGCCGAACAACCCGTGGAACCTCGCGGGAGCCCGTGTGCCGATCCCGGCGTGGGCGACGCAGGCGCAGATCCGCGCCACCTGGGCGCAGACCCTCCTGGAGGCCACGGGCGGGACGGGCGGCAACAACGACGCCCGCGGCCAGGTCCGGATCCGGTTCTACAACGGGTCCGACGAGCTGGTGACGACCCCGACCGCCTACAACGTCAACCAGACCAGCCCGACGAACGGATACAGGACCACGATCAGTTGGGCTGACACCGTGTCGATCCCCTCCTACCTGCGTGGTGTCGATGCGGCGCTGGCGATGCAGGTGCGGGGCACCTCGGGGTTCAACGGACGGCTCGCGTTCGATCAGTACGCCGTCGGCAGCGTCGAGATCACGTTCAACGAGGTGCCTGTCCTGGATCTGGCGTAGGGGGTCGCGTGACTGTCCTCGTCCGCTGGTCCGGCAACGGCCTCACGCCGCAGACCTTCACGACCTCTTCCATCGGTGCGGGTGACTCAGCGCCGACCAGCATCGGCGGAACCGCCCCCCAGGTCGTCGCGTCGGGGGTGCGGCCGCCGCGGGTGGAGTGGCCAGCGGCGGACGCTTCCTACATCGTGTGGGAGCATCCGGCGGTCGCCCAGGTGGCGGCGCGCTGGTACGTGGAGCTGACGGCGCTGACCGGGGACACCAGGTTGGGGTCGCTGGTGGTGTCCGGGGCGACCTCGGCTGCGAATGTGCAGGTGTCGGCTGCGGGCGCGTTGCAGATTCAGGCGTCCGGGTCGGTGCAGGCCACCTCAGCGGATGGGGTGATTCCGACCGGGGTGCCAGTGCGGATCGAGATCCTGCTGGACACCTCCGGGACGCGGCGGCTGTACGCCTTCGCTGGGGACACGACCACGCTGCTCGCCGAGGCGGCATGGGCGGGACCCGCGACGACCATCAGCGCATTCTGGTGGGGCCACACCTTCGTGTCCACCCACAGCCTCCGCTATGGGGACGACCTGATCGTCCGGGACCTCGCGGCCCTGATCGGCCCCGCGCAGACCCCGAGCACGCTGATCCCGGTGGCGCCGTCCGGGGGATGGCAGTACCACGCCATGCGGATCCTGGGTCGGACGTGGATTGACCGGGATCTGCCCCTGTCGGATGTGCAGCTCACCTACACGATGAGCGGCCCCAGCGGCATCACCGCGACGATCAACCCCGAATACGCCACGCTGAAGGGCGCCGACGGCGCCCCGGTGCTCGACGAGTGGTCCACCCTGATCGTGGTCGAGAAGGACGGCCAAGTCAGGGCGGCTGGCATCCTCGTGAACTCAGACTTCGTCGGGTCGGACTGGGGCCTGGAGTGCTCCGGTATCGCGGCGTACCCGCAGGACATGCAGCTCACCGCGACCACCACATGGGGCGGCTCCGTCAACGGCACCACGGGGCACGGCGTGGACCCGCTCGACGTGGTCCGGGGGTTGTGGGCGCACCTCCAGGGCCAGCCGGACGGGGATCTCGGCGTCGTCCTGGACGGCACCACCACGCCGTATCGGCTGGGGGAGTGGCACAACGCGCGGCGCCTCCCCACCGAGGCCGAACCCGAACCGGACCCCAAAGAGGTCCAGGACCCGCCGATCCCGATCGACCGGGTGTGGACCAGCGCCGACCAGCGGCCTCAGGCGGCGCAGGGCCGCACCCTGTTCTGGCGGTACCAACTGCCGTGGTACGACAACATCGACATCGGCCAACGCATCGACCAGCTGTCGAAGCAGACGCCGTTCGACTTCCTGGAAACCGCCGAATGGGCCGACTCGGCGAAGTCCGACGTGCGGCTGGGCATCCGCTTCGGCTACCCGCGACTCGGCACCCGCCGCCAGAACCTCCGCTTCGTGGAGGGCGAGAACATCACCGCCGTGGTCGCCGTCCGCCGCGACGGCGACGGCTACGCGAACGAGGTCCGCGCCTACGGCTCCGGTGAGGGCACCAAGCAGCTCCGGCAGACCTACTCGCAGCGGGACGGCCGGCTGCGGCGGGTGCAGGTCGTGGACCACCCCGAGGTCGGCTCGAAAGCGGCGCTCAGGGCCGAGGCGAAGGCGGAGCTTCTGCGGGTCCACAACTTGGTCGATGTCCGCGCCTTCACGGTCCGCGACCACCCCAACGCGAGTATCGGCAGCTTCGCGGTGGGCGACGACGTACTTGTGCAGGCCAGTTACGGGTGGCTGCCGGTGACGCTGTGGGTGCGGATCACCCAGATGACCATCACACCGGAGTCGGGTGACATCCGCATCACCTGCGCACGCAGCGACTCCTTCAACTACAGCGGCTCACGGGGGTGACGTGGTGGATCAGCGGACTCAGCAGGCGATCCAGCGGCTTGGCGCGGAGATCGCGCGGCTGCAGCAGCAGGTGACTTCGCTGTCCCGTGGCTCCCGGACGCCGCAGCTCCGCCAGTCCTCGATTGATGATGGCGCGTTGGAGGTGCGGGACTCAGACGGCACACGGCGAATGATCATCGGTCGGCTCCCGGACGGCAACTACGGCGAACTAGCCGAGGGGGGTGCCCCGGTCGGCGCCCCGACCGCGCCAACGGTGACGCCATCCCTCGGCGGCCTCCGCATCACCTGGGACGGTGCGCTCGCGGATGCCGACGCGGCGGTGCCGGGGGATTTCGACCACATGGCCGTCCACATCAGCACGAGCAGCGGGTTCGTGCCGTCTGCGGCGACCTACGTGGGGACGATCCGCCGGGCCGGTGAGGGCGGGATGCTGCCCGTGGTGCCGCTCCCGTATGTGCCGCACTACGTGGCGCTGGTGCCGGTCAACACCAGCGGCATCCCCGGAACCCCCAGCGCCGAGGTGGCCGCCACACCCCTCCAGGTGACCGCGCCGGACATCACCGCAGGGAGCATCCACGCCGTCCACATCGCCGCTGGCGCCGTCGAGGCGGACAAACTCGAAGCGGTCCTTGCCCTGGTGACGACCATCATTGCGGGCATTCCTGGCGAGGCTCGGGTCGAACTCGACCAGGACGGCCTGCGCGGCTACAACGAGGCGAACGAGCTGATCTTCGCTGTCGACTCGTCCGGCAACGCGATCTTCAGCGGGAACATCACCGGATCGGTGATCAGCGGCTCCAGCATGCAGGTCGGGCAGGCGCCCGGCGCGACCGGCATCACCGAGGCGTCCGGCGACGCCGTGTACAACATGGTCACCGCCGCAAACAACTCCCGCGCCCAAATCCGCGCCGACTCCTCGCAGGCGGAGTTCTCCGCGTTCTCCGACGCCGCCAACCCCAACGCGCCCAGCACCGGGTTCATCGCCGCCCCCACCCATGTCAGTTTCGTACTGAATTCCGACAACGCGGGCGGTTCGACCCCCGCAGTGGCGGGAAGCGCTAGCCCGACCCAGGCGTTCCTGGCGGTCCGCTCGGAGGCGGACGACCTGACCGCGCCCCGCTGCGACACCGTCGCTACCGCAGGCAGCGTGACCACCGTCTACCAGGCGGCGTCCGGTGCGGGTATGCGGCTGCGCGCCGATGGCACCTACTCGGTGGTGGAGATGACCACCCCGCCGAGCGGGGCGGGGAACCCTCCGGCCGGGTTCGGCAGCCTGTACGCGCTGCGCCGGTCCACTGACGTGCCCGCCCTACAGTTGCAGTCTCCGGCGTCCACCTCGGGGGCTGGCCAGGGGCTGCGGTCGGCGGCGTTCATCGAAGGCGCCACCACCACGCGACCCTACGCCCGGATCCAGACCTACGCTCGGGATTACGACCTGTCCGGGCAGATCCTGGACGATGGGACCCAGGACACGGCCAACCACGGCCGTGTCGCGCTGGCCAGCAATCTTTCCATCAGTGCGCCGCGCCACGAGCCGGTCAGCACCGCGCTGCTGGCGCAACCCACCACCGCATCCCCGTCGAATGGGGCGTGGGTGGACTTCACCGAAGCGCAGTTCCCGGCGCTGGCGTTCACCACGGCCGCCTCCGGCCTGGTCGAGATCAAGATTCTGTTCTGTGGGATCAACAAGTACACGGATACGTCGTCGCTCGCGCTCGGCTTCCGGTTGAGCGGCGGCTCCACCGTGGCGGCCTCCCTGAAACGGTGCGCGCTGATCCGCTCCACCGGCACCGGGACCGGGTCCAGCATCCAGGCCAGCGCGACCCTGCCGCCCTTGGCGCTGGCGGCCAACACCGCCTACACCCTCACGCCCCAGTGGCGCACCAGCGGCTCAGCGGTGTCCTCACCCGTCCAGAACTGGACCACGACCAGCGGCGATCTGTGGATTGACACTGCCCTGGAGAACAGCATCACCGTCGAACCCCTCATGTAGGAGACACCGTGACCGAGCAGCCCGGCACCCCACCCGAACTGAACGACGACATCCCGCCGCCGCCCCCGGAGCCGCCCACCCAGCCGCCCGTGGACCCGCCCGAGATCCCCGAGGAGCCGGTGGTGGTGCCCGAGTACCCGCCAGACCCGCCCTACGACGGGTGACGGTTCGGAACAGTTCGGTCCATCTGAGGTGGGGTGATGGCTCGTGGCGCTCATCGACGAGCTGGTCGATCCCGCCGTGCACGCCGAACTCGAAGCCGTCGAAGAACAAGCAGAGGCCGAGGTCGAAGCGGCGGTCGATGAGCAGGCGGCCGCGCTCGGGCTGACCGCGGCGGCGCTGGTGGCGGCTGCTCCGGCTGTGGTGGCGGCGGTCTCGGCCGCTGTCCTGGCCGCTGTGCCGCTCGGCGCCCGCATCGCCCTCGGTGCGGCCCGGCCGCAGCGTCCTCGCCGGGGCGGGCGTCTTCCTGCGCCGGGGGCGGTGGATGTGCGGGGTGCGGTCCGTGACGCGGTGCGCGGCGGGGTGGAGGCGCTGCGGGACGCCCCGGAGGAGCAGCGCCCCGTTGTGTTCGGTCGGGCGCGGGACTGGTTCGGTGTCACGGCGCGGGATGTGACGCAACGCGGCGCCTCGGCCGGCGCTCAGGCGGCTGCTCGCCGCGCGGGCGCGGCGGGACTGCTGTGGGTGGCGGAGCGGGACGCGTGCTTGCAGTGCGCCCGCTACAGCGGCGAAACCAGCCCCACCGGAGCATTCCGCGCGGGCCTGAGTTTCGACCGGGCCTACGTCTGGACGAGTTTCTCCGGTCAGCCGCCGCTGCACCCGAACTGCCGGTGCGTCCTCGTCCTGTACTGGCCCGGCTCCACCCTCCCGGGCGCCCTTCGCCGTGAGGCGCGCGCCGCTGTCCTCGCCCACGCCAGCACATCAGCCAGCCACGCCGCCGCCACCCGGGCCGCGGCCCGACTCGGGAGGACAGCAGCATGAGACACCCCTGGGCCTCCCGTGCTTGACGATCTCACCCCCGGGGAGATGGCGCGGGGCCTCAACCGGCAGGAACACGCGTTGAACGCGTTCCGCTCCGAGGTGGCCGCACGCTTCGACCGAACCCCCTCCATGGAGCTGTACACAGTGCAGCACCAACGCATGCTGGAGAAGATCGCCGAGCTTGAAGCTGACCTCGCGGCCGAGCGGCAGGCCCGCGCAGTAGAGGTCGCCGCTGTCCGCAAAGCCCACGAGGACTACGTCAAAGCCGAAGCGGAAACGCGGAAGGAAGACGTCAAAGAGCGGCTGAACAACAAGCGATTGATGTTCACGGCACTTATCGCCCCAATCGCGTTGATCCTCCTCCAGCTCTACTTCGCAGCGCAGGGGTGGGTTCGGTGAGGGCACACATGCGGCGCTTCGGCAGCCGATTCCAGTTGGGTGCGGTCGGGTTCGCTGTCGCGGTCACGGTGGCGCTGTGCGGCGTTGTGATTGTGGTGCAGACCAACGCGCAGGCATTGAGTCAGGCGCGGGCGGACATGACGGAACTCGCCGACCAAGTGCGGGAACTGGGCGGGGTTCCTGTGGTGACGCCGCCCCCCGATCCGCCGTTGATGGGTGAGCCGCCAGCGGCCGATCATCCCGAACCGGTGGGACCGTCCGATGCTCAGGTGTACGCGGCTGTGGCGGCGTACCTGGAGGGGAATCCGCCTCCGCCGGGTGACGACGGCGCGGATGGTGAGGACGGGGAGCGGGGCCCGGGGCCGACCGAGGATCAGATCGCGGAGGCGGTCGGCAGGTACTTCACGGAGAACCCGGTTTCGCCGGGACCCGTTGGTCCTGCTGGCCCTGCGGGGGCTGATGGGGCGCCGGGCCAGGACGGCTCTGATGGTGTGGATGGTGAACCGGGGCGTCCGCCTACGGCGGAGGAGATCTACGCTGCGGTGGAGCGGTATTGCCAGACGAACGGGTGTCCGCCGGAGGAGACGGCGGAGCCGAGCCCGGGACCGTCATAGAACTGTGCGGCTAGTGATTGGCCCCGCATCTCTTCGGAGGTGCGGGGCCGTTTTCGTATGCCCACCTTGGGTTGCTCGTGACTCTGTCAAGCCCGCACGCCGGGCAGCAGCGGTCCATGGCCCGGATCGAGCCGATGCTGGCGAAGCTCGTCGAGAAGATTCCCGAGCCGGGCGCCTGCCGGGGCGGCTGCCGCTACGAACCCAAGCTCGACGGCTTCCGGGCGCTCGGAACGGTCGCAGAGCGGGGCGCCGGCCTGACCTCCCGCACCGGCAAATCCCTGAGCGCGGTCTTTCCTGAGGTGCGCGATGCGCTGTTCGACCGGTTGCCGGAGTGCACGGTGGACGGGGAGATCGTTCACTGGACCGGGCAGCGATTCGACTTCAACGCCCTGCTCAGGAGGAACGCGACCAGGGGCGGGTGGCGGGCACTGGAACTCGCCGCGCAGGAACCCGCCTACCTCATCGTGTTCGATCTTCTCGAAATCCAAGGTGAGTCGCTGCTGCGCCGACCCCTGACCGAGCGCCGTGGTCGCCTGGAGGAGGTCTTCGCCGACGTGCCGCGCCCGTCGCTGATCCAGCTCGGGATGCAGACCGCCGACGTGGAGGTGGCGCGGGAGTGGGTGGAGGCGCTGGGACCCCTCGGTGTGGAAGGTCTGGTGATCAAAGCCGCCGACGGGGCGTACACGCCCGCGAAGCGGGGCTGGTCGAAATGGCGGATCCGCGACACGATCGACGTGATCGTCGGCGGCGTCACCGGGAAGGCGACGTCCCCCCGCGAGCTGGTGCTCGGACGCTACGACACCGCAGGCAGGCTGGTGATCGTGGGCCGCTCCACACCGCTGCGCACCGCCGAGGCCGCCGACCTCGCCGGGCGACTCCACCCGGCCGGCCCACACCACCCCTGGCCGGAGACCCTGCCGCCCCGGTGGGGGAGCCGCACCCGCACCCGGTATGTGCGGGTGCGCCCCGAGCTGGTGGTGGAGGTGTCAGCGGACGTCGCCCAGGACCAGGGGCGGATGAGGCATCCGGCCAGGTACGTCCGCCCCCGCAACGACGTGGGGCCGGAGGACGTGCCAGTCGTCCCCGAACGGTGACGTTCGAACGCGTGTTCGTATCCTGGGGTGATGGCTCTCCCTGCCGGCTACCCGCGCCCCCAGCCGCCCCTGGACCCGCCCGCAGACGCGCCGCCGGACGCCGTGCGGGTCGAGGAGTTCGTGCCTGAGGACGTGGCGCCGTGGTATCCGCCTGGTGGGGACACGGCGGTGTGGGTGCGGACCGGCGGCGTCTGGCGGTATGGGTGGGTGCACGGCTGGAAGCGCCACCCGGGCGGGAGGTGGGGGGCGTGGATCGGGCTCGCGCACGTCGACGGGGAGCATCCGGCGGGGCTGTGGGCGTGGTGGTGGTGGGACGGGGTCAGCGTGCGGCGGCGGCAGTCGTCCGGCGCTGCGAGCACTCCGCGATGATCATCCGCCCTTGATCCACGCTCAAGGGCGGGGTTCATCCTGGGGAGCTGGGCGGGTCAGTGCTCCACGAGTTCGGGGCGGTGGTGCTGGACGATCCCCTCCTCACCGGGGCGCTCACAGGGTGTCGTCCCAGCAGTCTTGGCACACGTCATCCCCGGTGATCGTGGACTCCATCCGCTCGGAGGCGGCCCTGTCCGGCCGGGTCACGCCGGGGCGGGTTCGGCGATCTCGGCGATCTCGTTGCAGAGCCTGCGCGAGGACCACAGGACCAGGCCGACCAGGTCCACGACGTGGCTGTTGCTGGTTTCGTGGGCGGCGACCTTCATCGCCTGCTCCGCGGCGTCGGTCACGAAGGCGGTGAACAGGTCGACGGCCTGGCGCTCGGCGTCGTCGCCGCCGCGCAGCAGCCGCCGCAGGTCGTTCTCCCACTGCGGGCGGGCGGCGTCGACGGCGGCCCGCGCCGCTCCCGCCGCGACGGGTTCGCGGTCCCGCTGGTAGGCCTTCGCGGTGACCTCCCCGATGCCGTCCTCGGCCGTCTTCAGCATCGCGACCAGCCGCCCCAGGCGGGCGTGGGCGGCCGTCTCGGGCACCAGCGCGGAGGCGGGCAGCGCGATCTCGCGGCGGGTGGTGTCTTCCACCGTCGCCCCGTGGAGGTTGGTGATCATCTCGGTGGTCTCCACCCCGATCAGTCCGTCCACGTGGTGGTGGCGCGCGGCCAGCCACCCCGCCACCGCCGGCGCGGCGTCGGCGTCTTCGTACAGGCCGGGGACGGTGAACTGCAGACCCCGGGCGCAGACCTCGCGGTGGCTCGCGCTGGCGGACTGGCCGCGCCCGATCAGCGGGTCGGGGTGGGACTTGAGGTCATCCCCGGCGCACACCACCACGGTGCGCACCATCCCGTCGTCGTCGCGAACCAGGCGGATGCGGCGGCTGGGCCAGCACAGGTAGTCCACCATCCCGGCCGGGGAGCGGTCCTTGCGGCGCTCGGTGACGGGCTCGGTGCGCTCCCACCAGCCCTCGCCGCGCGGCGCCTCGGCGCCGGGGGCGAGGTTGAGCAGCAGGGTGCGGCCCAGGTCGGGGCCCAGCAGCCGGGTGTGGGTGCGGCGCCCCACCGACCCCAGCGGCACCCCGGCCTCACGCCCGCCGCCGTGCTTGCCGCGGATGCCGCCGGTGTCATAGGCGTGGCACCACACCAGCCACCGGGCCGCCTCGGCCGGACTCAGGGCGGTGGGGCGCGCCCAGGTCATCCCGCCGCCGCCGGCCCGCCCGTAGGCGGTGATCTTCTCCACCGGGTTGAGGGTGCCCTCCACCGGGTCCTGGGCGAAGGGGCGGTCGGGGTCCAACAGCCGCCAGCGGCCGGCCCCGATGCGCTCCAGGGCGTCCAGGGGCAGCCCGCCCCGGTACAGGTCGCCCCACCGCCCATCGTCCACGGGCCCGCACAGGCGGTGGGCCACCGCCAGCAGCAACCGGAACAGCGCCACGGTCAGCGTGGGGTCCTCGGCGCATACGTCGCGGATCGCCCCGGCATCCTCCAGCGCCTGGCGCACCCCCACCTCCCCCACCCGCCCGTCGGCGTAGACCACCGGAATCCACGGGTCGGTGAACAGATCCAGGTCACGCATGGTCGGCCGCCCGCAGGACCGTGACGCCCTCGGCCTCGCCCTGGCGCACCCAGCCGCCCGCGGCGGCGTACCCGGCGGCTTTCAGCGCGGCGTCACGGCCGCGCCCGTCCAGCGCGATCACCTCCACCGACGCGGGGTCGTGCACACCGAACCCGTCGACGTCCATGATGTGCAGCTCCTCGCCGAAGTCGTAGGCGACCCGCGTGACCTCGATGTCCTTCTTCATCTGCTGGTAGTCCCTCCAGATCTGGCTCAGCCGGGACTCCTTGAGGCCCAGCTCCTGCGCGGCGCGCCGCTGGGCGGCGGCCTTGCGGATGCCGAGCTGGCGCTCGACCTCCGCGCCGACGATGCGGGCCCGCTCGGCGCCGACGGCGTGGCTGACCTCGGCGGCGACCTCGGCGAGGACCCGCAGCCGCTCGGGCGCCTCCAGGGCGCCGATCGCCTCCCAGTCGATCGTGTAGTAGCTGCTCACGCGTAGACCTCCTCCAACTCGTCCTCGGCGGCGTCGGCGTCTTCGCTGTCGCCGCCGACGGATGCCGCCCATGCGTCGCCCTCGGGGGTGCGGTGGGCGGGGCGGGCGTGCAGCACGGTGCCCAGGCGGGTCAGGGCGGCCTGGTAGAGGCGGGTGGCGATGCCCTCGCCCCGGTAGGGGGAGGCGGTCTCGACGTTGGCGATCACCAGCGTGTCCATGGCCACGTACAGTTCCGAGGCGATCTGGCCGGTGTCGGTGCGGGCCTGGAATCGGTGGTAGTCGGTGGCCTCGCCGGGGTAGGGCGCGACTGCGTAGGTGATCTCGTAGGCGGTGCCGTGTGCGGTGATGATCATCTGGCGCTCCCTGGTCCGTGCCGACACCCATAAATATAGTCCCGCTAAAGATTTTTGTCTAGGGGGGCTACACGCGGGGTTGGACCAGGATGGTCAGCCGTCCGCCATGGGCGTCCGATCCGTCACCACACGCCCACTCCGTGCACCTATGCCGGATCTTTACCCGAGGTGATCTACCTCGGCGCAGCGCCGTCTGCCTATGCTCCAGATCCCCTCGCAGGGCGGCCCCCGGTGGGACGTGCAGGGCAGCCGCGCCAGGGAGCGCGTTCGGCCCCTTCTCCGGACGCGCAACCGCCCCGGCCCACCTCTCCAGGGCCGGGGCGGACTTCACCATCTACTCGTAGGGGTCTCGGTCATAGCCGGGGCGGAAGGTCACACCACGCTCCTGGATCATCTGACACACCTTCACCAGTGCCGCCCTCGCGTCGGGGGACGCGTCCCGGGTCATCGCGCGCACCTCGTCACGCAGGAAACGCCGCTCAGCCCGCTCGATGGACTCACTGTCTCGTAGGACCAGGGTGAGGATGTCAGCCAGCAGCGGATCCTGCTGCTCTTCGGTCTGGCCGCATGCGATGGCGTAGTGGTGCAGGACCGAATCCACCAGCGTCTCGACCGCTGCCTGGCGGTCCCCTCTGGGGATGGGCCGCCCTGAGGGGCGGGGCCGGTCGGCCACCGCTCGTGCTCCGGGGTTAGCTTGCCGTTCCGTTGGGGTGATGGGGCGGGGCGGCAGGCCGCAGGCGGCCCGGATATGGTCTTCGCCGTCGCGGCACCACCAGCATTCCGAGGTGCAGCGCACCACCAGGTCGGGCGGGCCGGCCTCTGGTTCGTGGATGGCGCCGACCCAGTACCCGTGTACGGTCCACCCGCCCAGCGGCGCCAGGTCATCCACCTGGGTGGGGACCGATTCGCCGTCACGGTGCAGGGAGTGCACCCACATCGGCTCGCGCCCCGGCCAGCGGAGCCACGTCCGGCCCTCGCGGTCGACCCGCGTGGCGACTGGGGCCAGAGTGGGGGTGTGCCAGAGGGCCACCGGGTGCCCAGTCATAATGTGTGCTCCCATTCTCGTTCTCGCCCGCGCCGCATTTCGATCTTCACCCACTTGCCGGTGGACCTCCGCATGGACTGAACGTAGGCATACCCGTCTCGGAATTCGGTGCCGTTGGGTAGCACCAGCCTGAGGTTGACGGATCGGCCGATGTGGGTGGAGTCCCCACGAACCTTCCATCCCTGGACAAGGATGCGGTTGCGGCCGAGATCCACGGGCGGGTCGAACAGGTAGATGACTGTGCTGGTGCCATCGCGCCAGTACGCGGTGACCTCGCCGTAATGCTCCCGCTTGGGCTTGTCTGGTTGGTCGGTCACGGGACCCTCCTCAGTGTGGCGCCACCGCAGCTCAGCAGATTCTCAGCGTCGTGGGACCCAGTTCGCTCCACCACGGGCTCGGCGATGTCTCGGTGGGTGATGGTGGTACGCCACGCCCCGAGTCGGGCCTGGAGTAGCAGCGCGACGCTGGGTGCCCGATGGCGTCCTCCAGCGCATCCGACCGCGACCCTCACATGACCTCCAGAAGGGCCGGACTGCATGGCGGCCACGGTCCGGGCCGTAGCGCGGATGAGGTGCGGGATGCCCGGGGTGTTGCGGACAGCATCGCGCACGGCTTTGTCGTGGGCGGTCATGTAGCGGAGTTCAGGGGCTACATGCGGGTCCCGAAAGTGGTGGCGCAGGTCCACGGTGATGTGGGCGTCGTCGGGTGGTGGCCCGTGTAGGTAACCGAAGCTGATGATTTCAATCATGGCGACGCCTCCAGGGTGAGCTCGGGCGCCCCGCCGAGGGGCGCATAGAGGGTGATGGTTCCGCACCCGGTCGGACACGACGCACGGAGGGTTATGTCACCGCAGGCCGCGGTGCGGGACTGGAGTGTCCATCCGGACAGGCACCCCTCCAGGTGGGTGTGGGTGGCCCACTGGGGTTCGGGTGGGGTGGCGGGGGTGCCGAGGGTCTGGTCGGCCAGCTCGGCGGCCCTGTCCGCGGCGCTCATGCTGGCACCGGCACAGCCGCGGCCCGCTGCGCGATCCGCTTCAGGTCCGCCTTGGGGAGGGTGATGGTCCCGAGGTGGGTCAGCCAGTGGCACCACACCGGCTCCAGCCCCGGGTTCCGCTGCCACTCGTCCTCGGACACATCGCTGCGGGTGTAGGCGGCGGTCCGCTCGGCGAGCGTCTGGAGGGTGGCGGCGGTGACCCAGCGGGCGTCCCGCGTCTCCCCCTTCTGTGGGCGGAGTGGGTACCCCTCGAACACGGTGGCTTCGTAGATCCACCAGTAGTGCCCCGCCTCACCGGAGTGACCGTCCGGCAGGTACTGGGACGGGCCGCACCGGTTGGGACGCCACCCCTCGGCGACGAGGCGGTAGTCACTGACCGTCTGCCCGACCTCCTCGCTGACTTCGAAGGTGAGCGCTTCCTCGGGGCCGTCGAACTCGTCGAAGACGTGGCCGGCGACGGGCGCGACCCCGCTGGGTCCGTCGCCGTCGCGGGTGATGACGACGTACTCGGGGCCGTCGTCGCCGGGGCGGGTGATCAGGATTCCGACGCTGTGCTGGTCGCAGCGCCACGGGTCCTTGGGCACAGGATCCTCCTCACGGCGGCTGCCGTCGATGATGACGGCGCCCACCGACATGTGGGTGGGGGTGGACCGTCCGGTCCCCCCGTCCGCCCCACACACGTTGGGGCGGCGGAGGCACTGGCACGGTCAGTTGGTGCTGTCGGCGGACGTGGCCTCGGGCTCCGGTGAGGACTCCAGCCACTCCTTCACGTACCGGTCGACGGTCGACTTCGGCACTTCGGTGAGTCGGCTGATCTCTCCGAGCGTCATCTTGATTCCAGCCCGGCGAGCTTCCTCGAAGCGGGCAACGACGCGCTGCTTGCGCTCGTCCCAGTCGTCAGGGACGTAGTCCGGGATCTCGATTTCGGGGGTGTCCGACGTCTTGGTGGGACGCTTCGCCGACGCGGTCTTGGGACGGCTCGACGGCTTCCCGGCGGCCGGCTTGGGACGGTTGGTGGGACGGGGGGCACGGGCCGCGGTGGGACGCTCGGCCGGCGTCTCATCGGGCTCGGTGGGACGCGGCTGCGGCACCTCCGTGGGACGGTCCGCCAGCGTCTCGTGGGACGGTCCGGTGAGACGCCCCACGGGAATGGTTGGGACGGTCCCGTGGGACGTCCCATTCGGGGTGTGTGGGACGGGGGTGGGACGGTCGAATGGGACGGTCTCGGGCGCCGTCTCACGGGGCTCGTGGGACGCCTCTGTGGGACGGTCCGCCGCGTCGGCTGGGACGGTGCTGTGGGACGCCTTACCCGCCCGCCGTGGGACGGCCATGGTGTCTCGCTTCTCGGCAAGGTGCAGCAGCACGCTCGCCAACCCGAGCACCAGAACCGGCAGCACCGACACGAAGATCACCACCGGGGTGGGGGCGCTCGTCGGCTGGGATTCCAACGACAGCAAGTGGTAGGCGGCCTGCCCGACGGCGCCGATCACGAGGGACCCGATTGCGGAGCACCACGCGAAAAACCGGGCGCCACCAGTGACGATGCCGGACACGGCCACGTAGAGGGCGATCCCGGCGTAAGCCTCGATGCCGAGCGGGAGGGTGATCGACAGGTCCACGACGAGTCCGCCGCCGATGCCGGGCAGCAGGTTGACGGGGCCGAATCCGGCGAGGCGGCCGAGGCCGACCCAGCCGCCCCAGATGGCGACGAACGCGGATGCGGCGACGAGTCCGACGACGCCTCGGAGGGTGTAGAGGGTGCGCTTGCTGGGGCCGTGGGACGACCAAGCACCCGTCCCACGGGGCGTCTCGTTGCGGGCGGTGGGACGCGTCCCATCCGCTGTCCCATTCTGCGTCTCATCGGCCTGCGTGGGACGAGTCTCAGTGGCCGTCCCAGTGGGGGTGTGGGACGGCGTGTTGGGACGGTGTGGGGCGGTGCCGTTCGGCGGGTCGTGGGACGCCCCGTGGGACGGCTGAGCGGTGTCGGTGGGACGCCCCTGTGGGACGGCCGTGGGACGGCTGTCGGGGTGTCCCATGGGACGGTCGGCGGGACGCGCGAGCGCCGTCTGCGGGACGGTCCCGGGCGGCGTTTCGGCGGTCATTTGGATCTCCAATCTGGGACGGTGCGGCGGTATCCCACAGGGGTCGGGTGGGACGGACGGTGGGACGGTCAGAAGGTGATGACGCCAAGGCCGACGAGCACGGCGAAGGCGAGGGCTGCGATCGAGCCGACGATGCCGATCAGGCCGAGAGTGGCTTCGAAGTCCATGACGCTTCTCCTTAGCGGGAGCCGATGACGGTGATGGCGGCCGCAGCAGTCAGCGCGACCCGATGAAATGCCTGGTCAAGGTGCATTCGTCCACCTCGATCCCAGAACGGGCGCTTCCCGGCGGCGTCGACCAGGGCGAGGGAGTCCTGCTGCCGGTCCATGTAGTAGTGCGTCGCAGCGGACAGGGCCTGACCTGCGACGATGCTGGTTGGGTGCAGGCCCAGCTTGAAGACCTGGTTGGCGAGCAGGACAGCTGCGGTCGTGGTCGCGGTGTAGCTCGCGACGTGGCGGGCGCACGCGGCCGCTCCGTCGGCGCCGGGCTTGCCCTTGACCTGGGCGTCCTCGTCGCGCTGCACCCAGAAGTCGCCCGCCTCGTGGGCGACGTTGAGGGCGGCGAGGGTCGCGGCGAAGGCGGCGACTCGGGCGGGGTTCACTTCATCCTCCTGGTTGCTGTGTGTAAACCTGAACTATGGTTTGTCTCTTGTCTCACCCGGTCGCGGGAGAGGGGGTCTAGCGGCCTCTGAGGCGGCTATCTGACGGCTAAAATGCGGACGAATCGTGACAAATGGGGCGCGCGTGCTGAGACAACGGCAGGGTTTGTCTCAGCCCTTTGTCTCACTACGGAGAGTCACATGTCAGGCGGCACGGCGCTCCCACAGGCCACGCTGACCCGCCACCAACCGCACCGTCCCCGCCTCCGCCAGCTCGTCCAGCGCCCGGTTCACGGTGGCCCGAGAGCAGCCGAGTTCGGCCCGAACCGCAGCCTCGATGTCGCCGCGACGCTGTGGACCGGCTGCGAGCACAGCGAGGATCGCGTCGCGGGCACGGTCCCGATCCGACTGGTCAACCTCGACGAAATCGGCGACGTTCGGGAACGCCACCACCACACCCGCCGACGGACGAGGGGCGACCGACGACCCTTCGCCGAACAGCAGCTCGCGGACCCCGAGCTTGCCGCCGAGGAACGCCGTCACCGCGTGCGCATCCTCAGCAGCCCGCTGCTCAGCGGACCGGTCGTGGCGCCGCGAGTACACCCCACCCAACGCGAGGTCCACCGCGCGGGCGGCCTCAGGCTCCAGGGTCAGCGACGGCCCGACCGCCTGGATAAGGGCGCCGAGGTCTTCGTGGTAGCCGGCACGCCACATCGCGCGCCGCGCCTCCACGCTCCCCTCGTTGGTGGTCTCGTTCGCGGCGATGCCGTACCCGCCACCCCGAGGAAGCTCAGTCACGCTCATCGGCGCCTTGGGGGCGATGGCGCCCCCGATCGCGTCCTGGGAGTACATGAGCGCCACGTTCGCGCTGAACAGGTTTCCCCTGATCACGCGCCCGGGGTTGCCGTCGCCGCCGAACGCGCCCATCCCCGTGTCCTGCGACGCCGCGATGACCGCGACACCGCACTTGCGGCCGATGCGGGTGAGTTCGTTGACGAGTTCGGCGTTGGTCCAGGTGCCGAGTCCGGCCGGGTCGGCATCCTCGTCGAGGTGCTGTGCCTGCGGGTCGATCCGCCGGTAGTCCGACAGGATCGTCATGTGCGACTCATCCAGGATCAGCACCAGGCCCGGCCTGGACGGTGTGGGGGTGAAGCCCTTGCGGCGCATGGCGCGGTTGGTGCGCATCCGAACCCGCAGCACGATCACCGCCGCCTCCAGGGCGATGCGGCGCAGTTCAGCGGTGGCGGAGGCATCCCAGTCGGCGGTGTCCTGGAGTGCGGGCTGGGTACCCTCCTGCCCGTCGACGTACCAGTAGATCGTGCACCCCGACATCCGCATGCCGAGCGCGAGCAGGTTCAGCAACTCGCTCTTGCCGGACTTCTGGGCGCCGAACAGATACCCACCGAGCAGGCTGTTGGGACGGTACAGGCCCCAGGTGTGCATGCCGACCCCATCGGAGTGGGGGCCGACGGTGATGTCCCCGGTCTCCGGGTCGTAGACGGGATGCCCCATGATCGTGGGCACCCCATCGACGACATCGACGGGCACGATTCCGGCGGTGGGGGAGGAGTCGGTGATCCGCAGCAGCGCCAACTGCGGAGACTCCGAATCGTGCGGACCGACCGTGATCATCCGCTTGGGGACGTTCAGGGCGACACTGATCTCCGCCACCATGTGCTCCAGAGCCTCCAGACCCCGACCGGTGGGCTTGAAGTGGATGGTCCACTCCCGGCCGTACTCGGTCTTGGCCTGGTCCGACAGCCAACTCCCGGACGCGGCGCCGTTGCGGGAGCCGATGTGCTCGGCCCACAGCGCCGCGATGTCGTCCACCTGCACGGTGGACGACATCGCGGGGGTCTGCGGGTGGTGGCCGATGCGGTGGATGCGCCACCAGTGCGCCGCCAGCACATACACCCCCACCAGCCCCGAAGAGGCCAACACCTCCCACTGGTCGGTGAGCGCGGCGGCGATGAGCCACACCCACGCCGCGGCACCGACGAGCAGCGCCCGCAGCGGGTGCTCCCGCAGCCACACCCCGGCCTCCAGCAGCCAGCCCTTCTCGGCGCGGCGGATGAGCGCGATCGTGGTCGAGATGGCCAGCGCGGTACCGGCCGAGGTGACGAAGGCGTTCGCTTCGGCGAGCAGGGCGAGTTCCTGGATCAGCCCGATCGCGGCGACGGCGCCGGCCGCGAGCCACGGCTGGTACTGGAGACGCAGCCGACGCCGCATGGACTCCTCGTCCACCTGCCGCAGCCGGACGAATGCCTCACGGGCGCGCACGTGCGCGGGCAGCCGCTCGGACACCGCCTGCTCGACGGGCGCGCGCTGCTTCGTCTTCGCGGCGCGAGTCGACGCACGCCGCAGGTCACGCTGGAAATCTCCGATCAGGTCGTCGACCTGGCGGCGGGTCGTGGTCGCCATGACACCTCCCTGGATTCGTTCGTGGTGGTCGGCTCGCAGCCCGCCCGAGCGGTGGCATCTCGGGCGAGGTGCCAGCCGGGCGCCCGCAGGGGGCGCACCGGATGGGTCAGTCGGCGGTGAGGAACTTCTTGTCGCCCGCGTCAGGGAACGCGGTGTAGGCGTCATCAACGCCCTTCATCCGCTGCAACTCGGATTCGGAGGCGCCAGCGATCCGGTACATCCGGGCGGCGCTGTCCTGCAGCTGGGTGTACTTGGCCAGGATCGACTGGCCGACCTGGCCCCGTCGCATCGCCTCCACGGCCTGGTCCAGGCTGACCATGTTCGACTTCGTCTCCAGCCGCAGGTTGGTGGTGAGAGACATCGCGTCCTGATACATGTCAGACCCCCTGCTGCTGGCTGGTGAACCACTGCTTGTTGCCGGCATTGGGCGCCGCCTCGTAGGCGTCGCGCACCACGAGCTGCTTCTCGCAGAGTTCGACAGCCTCCGCCGCGAGGGCGGTGAAATGCTCGGCCTCGGCGGCGGCCTGCTCGAATCGGAGGATGGCGGCCTGCCCGACGCCTCCCTGCCGCATCTGGGCAGCCTGCTCTTCGAGCTTCTGCTGCTGCTTCTGGGCGGTTGCGTGGAGGGCTCGGGTGTAGCGGGTGGCCCCCTGGAGGCCCAATACCTCGGTGGCGTTCGGATCGGCCATGTCGTCTCCCTCGATGGTTGGGTTGCGGCGGAACTGGAGAACGTTCGTGCCAGCCGGTGGGGTCGGCTGCTCGTGGGCGGGGACGGCGCTGGCCTTAGGCCATACGGGCTCCGTCTTCGGGGTGGGATTCTGATCAGCGTTCGGCACGGACTCGGGCTTCGGCTGCGCGTCGTCCGCCGCAGGCTCAGGAGTGGTCGGCGCCGGAGCCGACTCCGGCTTCGCCTCTTCCTGCTTGCGCTTCGCCGGCTCGCCGGCCTTCGCCTCTCCGTCGGGACCGAGGGCATCGCTGGCCTTGGCTTTGATGTGCTCCCACACCTCGCGCCGCTCCGCGTGCCGCTTCTCCCGCCGGGCACGCGCCTTCGCCGACCGCTCCGGATATTTCTCCGCCATCTCCTGCCACTTGGTGTCCCACACGGTCCACAGGTAGCCGCTCATGGCTCCCTGCTTCGCCTGCTTGGGTGCGCGCGGCGGGAGCGGCGGCTTGGCCTTGCGGTACTCGGTCACCGCGTTGATCGTCCCGGGGATGTCCCGGAAGATCATGACGACGGCGATGAGGATCGACAGCTCAACCATGGCTGATCACACCCCGCCGATCAGCGTCATCAGCATCGTCTGACCTGCGTCCGTAGCCGCCCCGGTGAACTGGTCACCCATCAGGCCGAGCTGGCCGCCCGTGGCGAGCAGCAGGGTGGGGATCACCAGAGCCATGGACTTCGCCATCCCGTCCGGGCGACCGTCGACCAGGTCCACCACGATCAGGACGACCCCGATGAACGCGGCGACCCCGACCAGTGCCAGCGGCGCGCCGACCATCTGGAGGACCATGTCGAGCAGCCATCGGGTCCAGTCGCCGAGGAACGTCATCGCCACGGCGCATCCGGCGATGACGGCGCACACGAACGCGCCCCACTGGGCCTGGCTGCGGAATTTCCGGACGCGGCCGAGGACCCACATGAGTCCGAAGAAGGCGATCGCGACCACGAGCATCGTCGAGTTGAAGAGGAACGAGAGCATTCTGAACACCTCCTCCGGAGGGCTAGGTGGTGACCAGCGGCGACAGGAGCACGCTGGCGATGGAACGGATGAACGGGATCTGCCACAGGCAGACCAGGAGAACGAGGGTGGCGATGGCACGGGACGGACGTTCGGCGAGCCACGCCAGGTAGTAGGCGCCCGCGGTCACGGGGATCGCGACGAGGCGCCCGTACCAGACTCCGGCGGTGCGGGCGCGGCCAGTGGCGCTGGTCCAGTCACCCTTGGTGGCGTAGGTGTGGATATCGCGGAGGCTCGGGCGGCTCTCAGCCCAAATCTCCGGCGGCGTCCACGTGGCGACCACGCCGCGGGCGCGGTCCTTGAGGCCCGGCTTGGCCTGCTGCTGCTCGTGGACCTTCTCAGGCGCAGTGGACGCGGCGCTGTTCATCGGACGCCCACAACTTCAGAGGCCCGCACCCACACCTCGGGATCCTCGGGCCGGTCGTCGATCTGGAGTAGCGCCCAGGTGCCGGAGTAGCGGTCGTCAAGCTCGGCGATCACCGCGTCCCGACCGTCGTAGCGGACCCGGGTGCCGACCGCGTCGGGCCGGCGCCGCACCGCGAGGGGCCGGAGGGTGAGGGTGTAGCGGTCTGACAGCCACCCGTGGACGCCGAACAGCGCCCCGGCCACTGCGGTGAGGAGGATGCCGGGCGTGAACAGGTCGAAGAGGTCCATCAGGCTGCCCACCCTCCGAACTCGTCGGCCGTCTCAGCGGCCAGCTGGTCGACGCGGGCGGTGGTGGCGATAGCGAGTCGGTTGGTGGTGTCGCGGGCTTCGGCTGCGAGCTGGTCGACACGGGCCTGGACGGCGATGTCACGGCTGCGGGTCCCGACACCGACGAACCGGATGACCTGTTCGTCGCTGCGGGGTACGGTGCTCACGAGACTGCTCCTTCCTTTGCTGGTGTGTGCGGATCTCAACTGGCCCTGGGTGGCGGTGATGGCGCCCCCGGGGCCGCTTAGTGGCGGCTGCGGGTCCATTTCTCGCCGGACCCCTTGCAGGCCGTGCAGGCCAGCCAGCCCTTCGCCCCGGGGCTGTAGTAGCGGGCCGCCCGGAGACGTGCGGCGCTCCGAGGGTGGGTGGTCGGGTCAAGGCTGGTCACGTAGGTGCCGCACGCCCCGTTGCAGGTTGGGCATTTCTCGCGGGTGACGGTCATCGGATGTCCCCCTTCTGGGTTTTGCCGTAGAACCCGTCGGTTGGGTCGGTGGTGTGGGAGCGGTGGACGCGCCACCCGTCGGCCGTGACGACCAGTGGGTTCTTCGGGCTTTCTTCGTGTCCGCAGGCGGAACAGACGTGGCGGAGTCCCCGGTGGTCGCGGTCCTGCTGCTGCTGGGAGATCCAGTTCACGGCTGCGCCTTCCTGGTGGCTGGTCTGTGGTGGGTCCGGGCCGGTGTGGGACGGGTGTCCGGCCCGGACCCTGCCCGGCACGTCGCGGGGGCGGTGTGCCGGGCGGCGGGCCTGCGTGGCGACCCGCCAGCCGCGAACCCCGGTGGAGGGGCACTCACCGGGTGGTCGCGGCCGTGTGGTGGCTAGTGGATCTCCTCGACGTAGACGCGGGTCGGCTCGCCCCACGTGGGGCGGCTCGCGTTGAACTCGCGGGCGACCCTCTCGGCCTCGTCTCGGGTGTCGAAGGTCTGCTCTAGGTGCGGTTCGGGCTGGTCGTCGAAGTACAGGCCGTACTTGCTCATCTGGGCTGCTCCACGGTGTGGTGGTTGGTGGCCCCGACCCTGGCGGCCAGGACGGCGACGTCAGAGCCGGGGTGGTTTGGGGGCCTCGCGGCTGGGCCTGTTACTCCGGGGCGGGAGGACCCAACCGCGAGGCGTTCTAGGGGGCGGACCTGCGCCACTCGATGGCGAACTCTTCGATGGAGACGGTTCGCCACTGCGCGGCTTCCACGAGTGCATCGATGAACGCTCGGCTGACCAGCGCACGACGCCCGATCTTCAAACCGGGAATCTGCCCAGCGTCGAGCTTCCGTCGGATGCTCATCCCCGAGAACCCGACCAGTCGGGCGGCCTCGTTCACTGAAATGAACGGACCGTCAGTGTCGGACTCGGGCGGTGTCACTGGTCCTCCTAGGTGCTCTTGCGTCACCACCACTATCAGCCTAGAGAGCCTTAGTGTCAAGGAGAAGTTTGATCCCTAGATCACTGAACGCACGTGGGTCACTCAGGGAACTGAGGGAACGAGGAATTTGGGTTCCGGACCGACCGTTGACCCCGATGTACGCTGACCTAGGTACCAAAGAGAGCAAAGAGCCCACAGATAGCGAGGCATCCATGACACCGCGCCGGCCAGTGAGCTACCTCCAGGTCGCCGAGGAGCTACGCCGCCGCATCCACAGCGGCGAGTACGGCCCCGGTGACCGGATTCCGTCCACCAGCCAACTCCAGGAAGAATTCGACTGCGCCAACACGACCATCCAGCGAGCCATCCGCGAACTCAAGCGCGAGGGCATCGTCGAAGGGGCGACCGGATCAGGCGTCTTCGTGCGCACGGTTCGCCCCGTCATGCACGTGACGGCCTCCTACGTCACGCAGGTCGGAGACCAGCCCCGCGCCTCGTGGAAGTCCGAGGCGGAACGGCTGGGCATGCGAGGCGACCAGCGCATCACCCACGTTGGGACCGTGGAGGCGCCACCGGAGATCGCTGTCCACTTGGGTGTGGACGAAGGCGAGCCTGTCGCCATCCGCCGCCGTGTGATGCTGCTCGATGGCGAACCCGTGCAGCTGGCTGATTCCTACTACCCGCTCGACCTCGCGCAGGGCACGCCGCTCGCAGCCCCCGGCAAGCTGGTCGGCGGGACGGTCGGCGTCCTTGAGTCCCTGGTGGAACTCGGAGACTTCGAGGAGAAGGTGCGGGCGCGCGCTGCTACTGCCGACGAGCAGCGGGACCTGAAGTTGAATCCCGGGGCGATCGTGCTGGTGATGATCCGGACGACGCTCACCACCGATGGGCGCCCTGTCGAGGTGGGGTACACGGTGCTGACGGCTGATCGCCATGAGCTGTGCTATCGGCTGCCAGCCCGCGCGTGAACGGAGCGCCCAGGAGGCGCACCAGCCGAGAGAGCCCCGACTGTGACCGGTCGGGGCTCTCGCATGTTTCGGCTAGACGATGAAGGTTCCCTTGGCTGGCAGTGTGCGGACGGCGCCGCGGTCGCGCAGCACCCTGATGGCGCGTCGAGCCGTGTCAATGGAAACCTCGTACTCGGCGGCGAGGTCGCGCTCACCGGGCAACCGCGCACCGGAATTCAGGTCTCCTGAGGCGATACGCGCCTCGATGTGGTCGGCCATCTGAACGTAGACGTACTCGTGCGGCGCTGGCTCCCACGCCGCAAGATCATCTGCCATGTACCCCACCGTAGAACGGTGCTGAGCTGCGCCGATGTAGGCAGAGCGGCGCACCGCTATGCGCCGCGTGGCACCGCTCTGTAGGCTCCGACCGGAGAGAGGGGGAGCGATGGCAGAGGACATGTATGTCCTTGTCGGACATGCCGGGACGCGGGAGCGGGCCCGGATACTGGCCGAGACCGTCGAAGGCGTGTACTGGGCGGACGCTGAACCTGGCGGTGACCTGATCGTGGTTGACCCGGAAGGTGTGATGCGGCTCGCCAAAGGCGGCGGGATGTGGGTGCGGGACGACGACTACGAAGTGCACATGGCGGACGGGTCGATCCTTCATCTGACTCCGGTGAAGGCGCGGTGACGGAGGGCATCTACACGCCATGACCACCGAAGCTCTCGTGTGCGCAGCCGTTGTCGTCCGTGCCGGACACCTGTTGCTCGTTCGGCGACGCGTTGCTGAAGGGTGTCTGTCGTGGCAACTCCCGGCCGGCAAGGCGGAACCGGAGGAGTCCGCAGAGGTGGCCGCGGCGAGGGAGGCGCTGGAAGAGACCGGCGTGCTCGTCGAACCGGTCCAGTACCTCGGCGAGCGGGTCCATCCGTTGACCCGACGCAGGATGGCCTATGTCGCTTGCAAGTTCGTGTCTGGCGAGGCTCACGTCGTAGATGCGGATGAGATCGCCCAAGTGGCCTGGGCTGCTCCCGACGAATGGAGTGACCTGGTGCCTTACGGATTCGCGCCGATGGTGCAGGACTACCTCGCCAGCGTGGAAGCCTGCTGAGAGATCCGTTCCGCCGCATGGACTGGGTCTTACTGTATTCAAGGATAGGGACTAAGGTTCCCCTTGACACCTAGGTTACTAACGGTCGATAGTTGAGCACAGAGAAGCCCCGGCCGGTGTCATCACCACCGAACCGGGGCCAAGGTCCAATCCCTGCCTACACAGGAGAACCTGATGCAGCAGTTTACGCTGCCGTCCGAGCGTGTCCTCGTGACCCGCCTCCCGGACCTCGCGATCTACGCCGTCCCCGCCACCAGCCACACCACCGTTCGCATCCTCCACAGCGACACGGGCCGCGACACCGCGCTCGTCCCGGTCGCCCAGTACCCGCGTTTCCTGACCCCTGAGGTCGTCGCCGCCGCGCAGACCGCCTACACCCGGCAGGCGGTGGCCGCGTGATCGCCGCTGACACTGTCATCCACGCCCACGGCGTCCCCGTGCATGTGTGGCAGGTCCCCACCATGGACCCGGACTTCCCGGCGATGATCATCCAGGCTGGCGATGGATCTGCGTGGGTGGCGCTGGTGCGGGACCTGACCGCCGAGACCCTAGCGGCTGCACTGGAGATCGCGGACCCCGTGATCGGGTCCGCCCTCACCGCGGAGGTGGCCGCGTGAGTACCATCCCCGCCCGCGACCTGACGCCCGGCGACCGGGTCGAGTACCGCCACCACCAGGTCCACACCGTTACGACCGTGGAGACCACCCCCGGCGGCTGGGTGACGGTTACCCAGACCGACGAGCGGGGCCGTCCGGTGGAGGTCCACTACCGGCCCGGTGAGACCGCGCAGATCACCGCTTGAGAAGCGTCCGCCGTGATCCTGCGGCGGAGAAGTCGGACCCCAGGCGCTCACCTTCCACAGCACGCGCCCGGGGTCCTTACCCCTTTGGGAGCACCCATTATGTCCACCCCCACGCCGAAGCCCACAACCCCCGAGCCCAAGCGCGGTCCCAACCGCCACGAGTACAAGCACAGCGGCGAGCTGCCGAAGTGGCGCGACGCCAACGACAAGCAGCAGGCCCAGCGGGCGAGGAAGGGGCGCTGATGTCCTTCACCCTTCCGGGCCTCGTAGTCCACCCCGACGGGGTCGCCGAGCCCGTGGACATCCCCGGCACCAACCCGCACGGGCACATCCGCCGCCTCCTCGGCGGCGACCCGCGAATCCACGTCGACCACCCCACCGGCCTGCGGACCTGGGCGCAGCCACCCACATCGAAGGGGCGCTGCCCCAGCGGCGACTTCAACCCCGCAGCGAGCCTGGTGGCCGCCGCCTACGGCCACGACCGCGCCACCTACCACGGGCCTGTGCTGGTGATGGGCGCCAGCACACGCTGGGACCATCGCCGGCTGATCCGGACCGTCGGTGCCCGGGTCCGCGGCGAGTACAAGCCGTGCATCGCCTGCGGCCGATAACCAATCACACGCACGAGACATCGAAGGAGCCCCGCTGATGGGACTGTTCAGCCGCAAGACCAACGCCGATCGCCCGCAGACGGTTGCCCTGCGCAACCAGTACAAGGCGCGGGTCCGCGAGATCGAGAAGCAGATCGCCGACCTCGACGCCGACCACGCCCGCGACCCCTCCGACCCGCAGGGCCACCACCACATCCGCCGGAACCTCGAAGCGAACCTGTCCATCTGCAAGGACAACGTCCGCGACCTCACCTGACCCACCGCCCGCCCGGATCCAGCCGGCGCCCCGGGTGCAACGCCCGGGGCGGGCGCGTCCCCTCACTCACTCCTACTGCAAGGGAGACCCAACCATGCCCGCCCCCGCCTACTACATGCTGACCGTCGCCACCAGCCACGCCCCCGGAGACACCATTCCCGACGACGGCGAATGGTCCCCAGCCGCCGTGTACACCGACGATCCCCGCAAGCTCGAAGCGTCCGAGCTGCTGGGTGGTGACGGCGACCTCGTCGACATCGTCAACGGCGTCGTCCATCCGCAGATCCTGCGCGTCACCCCAACGGGCCCGGTGCGGCTGCACAGCGACTACTACAAGAACACTGACGGCGCCCCTGAGTTCGGGGACCTGCTCGAAGCCGAACGGTGGACCGTGGCGGCGGTCGAACCGCTGGCGGCGCTCCTGGGGCCGCAGGCCGACCACATCACCGCCGCCATCCGGCTCGGGTTCCCCGCCATCGACGGCGACTCCCCGACCGCCCTGGCCTACGCCGCGGCGGTCGACCACCACTGGGAGCGGGTCGGGGCACCGGCCGTCCACGATGCCGAGGAAGCCGCCCGAATCGCCCTGAGGCACGCTGGCGTCGACGACTACTGGTGGGCCCACAGCGGCTGCGTGGGAGGCAGCGAGCTGATGGCCCTGGCGGCCCGCGACCTGATCGGCTCGACACCAGCGTGGACTCAGGACGCTTACGACCTGCTCACCAGTCCGTGGCGGGCGAGTGTGGGACCGCTTCACCCCGACGACGCGCCGCTGACCGTAACTGCCCACTGACCATCACAGAAATGGAGCACACCATGCCCAACCCAACCGAACACTGTCCCGACTGCGGCGTCGGAATCGGCGCCCGCCATGACACCGACTGCGACTGGGCTCAATGCGCCGCCACCGGCACCCAGTACCTCATGTGCCCCGACGAGGGCCCCGACTGCCGCCCCGACCACTGGAACGGCTACATGGGCGGCGGGAAGGAAGCCGTGGACCTCGGCTGGTGGATCGTGTGGGTTCCGCCGGCGCCAGGGGAGGTGGGTGGCCGGTTCGTGCCGTGCCCGCCGGACATGAAGGACGCCATCCCGGACACTCAGCGCGTGATGCGCACCCACAAGTGGGACCGGGCCCGCGAGTGCTGGGTGCGGTAGTTCACGGGCGCTGACCGTGCTTGAGAGGAAACCGCTGGTGGACCTGACCCAGAGCGAGACTGAAGACCTGCGATCGGCCCTGAGTTGCGCTTTCGGCGCCGACCTCGCCGACGAATTCAGCGAGGACTTCCTGATCTGCTTGGTTTCCCGCCTGCCAGCGACGGTGATCGAGCTGGCCGACGAGTGGACCTGGAATGACACCGAGGTGCGCGAGGCCGCCTGCGCTGAAGCCGAACGGCTCCTCGGCGTGGCCGACATGGCCCCTGGGGAGACCCCGCGAGGTTCGTCGATGAGGCGAGAGCTTCCTACGCGGCGTGGACCCGCCCAAGCCCGGACGCCTGAGTGCTGAGTGCAGTGACAGGAACGAGTGCTGAACGCGTAAGAAGGTAGATAGGTATGAACTCTAATCCCGAAGGGCACTCGACTTCCACCATGGCCGCCCTCTGGTGGATTGAGATGGTCCGCGAACTCCGGTTGGACGCGGACCTCACCGCTGTCGCTGAATCTCTCGCTCGGCATGCGAACCCCTCAGGGAAGGACTCCAACCCCGGGCGCAAGAAGGTTAGCCAGGACACTGGACTACCGCCCAATGACGTCACTAAGGCATTCCGGAAGCTGCAAAGTATCGGCGTTCTGGACGTAGCCCGCGATTACACACCCCAGGGATTCACGCTCTACCTCCTGGTCGACCCCTCGAAGCCACACAGAGATCAGAAGAACGACATCCTCATGCCAACAGAAGACGTCAAGGCTCCCTCGGATGCGCTGCTCATTGCGCTGCCGCCCCTGAGCGAGGCCCACGCCCCCCACAAAGATCCGAACCCTCGGGGAAGCCTCATGGGTGTCGCGCCAGCCTCGATCTATCCCAAGTCGACGCCTAGGCGCAGGCCCGTTCGTGGCCAGTCGAAGCCGGAGCATCCGGTGAAGCGCAAGGGAGTCCGCCGCAAGGAGACCATCCTGTACCGCTACTACGACGATAAGGACGTCCTGCTGTACGTCGGGGTGTCCGCGAACATGCCCGGCCGCTTGGAGGGGCACGAAGACGATTCGACATGGATGGACTTCGCAGCCCGATCCACCCTGGAGCACTTCACTGACCGAGCCGACGCCGAAGCCGCTGAGATCACCGCGATCGAGACGGATCGGCCGATCTTCAACATCCTCCACAACGAGAACCCGGATCGCGTGCGACGGATCGTCGACTACCTGATCGACCGAGACCGACGAGACCTGTTGGTGCCGCTGATCTCGCGGGGATGAACACGGACTCGCTGCGTGGGGCGCTTGACCGGATCGTGTGGCGGGGTGGTGGCGCGCCCCGTCACGATCTGGACAACCCGGATTTCCGGGACGCCCTGGAAACGCACCCATCGGTAACCCTCGTGTGCTTACTCTGTACTGAGTAAGCTCGAATCATGGCCAAGACGACGATCACTCTCCCGGACGACGTCGTCATGCAGCGCGCCCGTGAGATCGCCGACCAGAGCGAGCAATCTCTGGAAATCTTCGTCCATCGGGCCGTCCGCGCCGCCATACTCAGCGACGAAGCCGCACAGATCGCAGCCGCCGGCGGGTTCGACCCCGTCGAGGATGCGCTGCTCGCTGAGGAGGACGCTGAAGCCATGGAGCGCGACTACGAAGAGGCCGCCAGGCGGCAAGGCACGGTGTGAGGAAGGGCGAAATCTGGGCCGTCCGCTCCGCAATACGCACCGATCGCCCCTACCAGCCGATGCTGGTCCTCGCGGCCGATGACGTGATCCGCCACACCGACCCCGCCCCGGTGTCGGCGGCGCCGATCGTGGAGGACACCACTCAGCCGCAGAACCTCCGCCTGCTAGGGGTCCCTCTGCAGGAGCCTGTGAAGGGCGTGGTGCGGGTGATCGGCATCACCCCGGTGCGGCGCGTCCGGTTCGAAGAGTTGCTGGGGCGGGTGAGTTTCGCCGAGTTGGAGCAGGTGGATGCCGCGATCCGCGCGGTGTACGGCCTACGAGTGTGACCCTGAACGTGCGTGAGCCCCGACCGGACGGTCGGGGCTCCATTCGTGAGCGCGGCTACCAAGGGTCTCCCGGCATCCCCTCAGTGTTCTCCGCGCACCACTCCTCCATCTCCGCGGCGGCAGCGTCAGCATCGCCCATGTGCTCTACCGCGATCGCGTGGAGAGCAGGCTCGGCGTCCTCATCTAGGGCGTCTGTAACTACCTCCCAGATGAGCGCTTGGGCTTCGGCGTCGTCAGTGGCAGTGTTCATCCGCTCGTACCCGTCGGCTAGCCGTAGCCCCTCACAAATCAAGAAGGCACGGGGCGACACATCGTCGTCGGTTGGGGTCGCCGCTGGAATCGTTGCGGTCGGAACGATGACCTCGATCTCGGAGAACGACGGGGACGGCGCGGCGGATTCGGCGGGGGCGCCGCAGCCGGCGGCGGCTGCCAGTGCTGCGGCGGCGAGGGTTCGTGCGGGTAGTGGCATGGTCGCTCCTCTCCTCGCACGCGACGCTACGGGCGCCCGGTCACAGGGCAGTACTGAACCGTGGGTCTGACCGAAGTGGGACACGGTCCGCACGTGCATGAGCCCCAGCCAGCAGACCGGGAACGGCTGGGTACGGACTGGGAACAGGACCCGCCCAAACCGGTCCACGGCCGTCCGGACGAGTCCAACCATGTCCACTTTGACCTGCGGCCGAGCGCATCGGCGCTGGTCCGGACACCGCTGGAACTTACCTGGGGGTCAAGGGGTCGCAGGTTCAAATCCTGTCATCCCGACAGGAAAGCAGCAGGTCAAAAGCCCGCCACCTGGAAAGGGTGGTGGGCTTTTC